TTTCTTCCTTCAGGTCGCCTTTCGGGTGCGGGAAACTCTTCGCATTCGCACCGATCAGATAGACGTTCTTCCACTCGCCGCCCTTGGATTGGTGGACCGTCGAGATCGTCACCCCATTCGGATCGTTGCGCCGATGGATCATTTTGTTGGCGTAGACTACAAACTCCCGCACCATTTTGAATCCGCGCGAAATCGCAATATTCTGCAACGTCTCCAAATTTTGCAGCGCATCATTGTCCCGCTCTGTCCGATTGTCGACAGCGTATTTTTTCTTCAAACCGGGTAACACCATATTCATCGCCGCTTCGGTTGCAGATGTCGGAAAGTTCTTCAACTCATCTACCGCTTTGCGAATTTCGGTTTGTTTCCAAAACCCTGTTTTCCCCAACAGGTGATACCGAACCCGGTGATCTTGGCAAATGCGCTCCAGCAGACCTACCATGCTATTCGTACGGGCAAGGATAACACTGTTTAATGGGTCTTTCTGGGCGAGTGTGAGCGCCGATTCGGCTTCCTCTTCGGGTGTCCAATACATTTTCATGGCGATGCGTTCGCCGAACTCAGTTCGCGCAGGCTGCATCCGATCCAACAGTTCTTTTGGTGTGTCCGGTGGTGCGTTCTCGCGCACAAACCGAACGATGTGGCGCGCGCTGCGGTAATTCCGGCCCAGATAGAAATAGCGCCCGGCGGGAAACCACTTTTGGAAGTTCGTCAAGTTTTCCGGCTGTGCTCCCCGGAATCCGTAGATCGCCTGATTCGGATCGCCGACCACGGTGATGTTGCCATACTGTTCTGACATTAACTGCATCATGCGCCATTGGCAATCGTCGGTGTCCTGTGCCTCGTCGACGATCAGGTACCGATACTGCCAGCGTCGCCGGACATCTTTTTTCTCTAACATCACGACCGCGTCGGCCAGCATGGAGTCGAAGTCCATCCAGCCCTCGCGAGCGCGTGTGATCTCATACTCCGCGTATGCGCGTGTAGCGCCCCAATCAAAATCGTTGATGCCGTGCATGGCATCTTCCGGGGAGATATTCGAGCGGCGCATCTTCGCGATGAACCCGTCGAGAGCCTTGTACTCCAGATTGTAAGTTTTGCATAGCCGAAACATCAGACGCAACCGAAGTTCAGGCTCCACGGGCTTGCGCTCCACTTCGGATGAGATCAAATATCCAAGACTGTGAAAAGTGGACACGACCCCGGGAATGCGAATGCGTTTCTCCAGCGTGGTCGCCATCTCTTTCGAGAACGTCACCGCGCGAATCGTCGAAGCTGGTACGCCGCGCTCAATCAGTCGATTGACGAATCCAACCATGGTCGTAGTTTTACCCGACCCCGGTCCACTAAGCACGCTTCGCGCTCCACCCTCATCGTCGATAACCCTTTGTTGATCCTCATCAAAGATTGGCATGTGGACAGTATCCGTACGCACCTAGAGATTGATTACAGTTACAACACAGCACCCGAAAGCCATCTGGCCAGTTGTTTTTCTTAACCCAGATATAGATGTGAGCCCCAACACGTTTCCTCTGTTTCGTGCCTCCCCCATAGATGTGATCGAGAGATAAAAACTCCAAAAACTCAATACCGCAGCACTGGCATTTCGGTACCCCACCGCTATAGTGTGTGAGAACTTCGAGCCGAATGCAGGCGCGGTATTCCCGACTCCTTTTTCGTTTATTGGCTAAATATTTTACAGCTTTTTCCTGCATGCACTTTTTACACCAGCCAGACAACCCGTCGCTTCGCACCGATGCCCGACTAAACAATTTGACCGATTTTTCAGTGTCACATGCCGGACAGTATTTTTTGAGTCCCATAGATCATAATATACCGTTGTTTTCCCTCGCAGTCAAGTGGAAAAACACCTCAATTCGTGATATAGTCGTGGACTCTGTGTAACCAGTGCTCCGGGTCAAGTCTGTGCGCCACTCTCCCATGGAAAGTGTGCCAGACAACCCAGAGCACCAGAAACGACAATTCGATTCCGAAGCCTTGGCCCAGACCCATCCAGAAGCCTGTGGCAACAAGGTGCCAGAGATAACGAACCATTGCAACCCCTTTTAGAACGGAATGTCTTCGTCTTCAGGTTCCGCCTGTCTTTGCGACGTGCGGCCTGCCGGTTTGCTGTTGGACCTGTTTTTCGAGGATGACCGCGAATCCGATTCACCACCGCCCGTCACGAGTCCCTTGATGTCGGACACGTTAACTTCCGTGGTGTATCGCTTCACGCCGTCTTTTTCCCATTCGCGGGTTTGCAGGCGGCCTTCGATGTACACCATGTCGCCGACATGAATGTACTTTGCAACGAAGTTATCAACAGCCGCGCCCCACACGACGATGTTGTGCCACTCCGTCTTCTTGATTTTTTCGCCGTCTTTGTTTTTGTAGGATTCATCCGTGGCGATGCTGAAGTTGGCCACAGACTGCCCACCGTTCGTCTCTCGAATTTCTGGATCGCGGCCCAGTCGTCCGATGAGAATTACTTTATTCACTGATGATGCCATAAATCACCTCTCTGTTGGATTTGCCCTTGCGGGCCGTACAGTTTACCTCAAACCGGTCGTCAACAACTTGTCGCTGCCCTCCGCGCGTTCCAGAATGCGAACGGCGATAGCTGCAATCTTTGCCACGTACTGCAGAGCCGGGATATTTCCTTCTTGTTCTGCCCACGCGAATTCCGCCTTGCGGACATAAGCATCAAGCAGCAGGATGCCGCGTCCCGGGTCTTTGTCGAGATCGCCGACCGTGATGTTCAGCTTGTCGTCGACAAACTTGTTCGGATCATACGTTGTGTCCTGATAACGGCGCTCTCCGTCGATCAGGAAATAAACATGGCCTCTCTCCATCATTATAGTTCCCCTTTCAAGTATTTTATTGCATTCTCTAACACCGAAATTTGATCGTGCGCCATACCCAAAAGAGAGTTACAGTGAAGGCACAAAAGGCCCCGTACACGCCCTGTTTGATGATCGTGATCTACACACCACTCTCTATTCGCGTTCTGGGCGCTAGTCGCGCCGCAGATTTTACACCTGTTTTTCTGAACTTGCGCTCGTTCAGCAAAAGCTGCCGCCGTTAGCCCGTAGCGGCTCAGTCGATGTGCTTTTCTATGTGCCCCGGGATGACGCTCCCTATATTTCCTTGAAATCTTGCGGGCGTATGCCTTCTGTTCAGGGGTACGCACTATTTATCCTCAATCCCGTTCGCCTTATTAACAAGTTTCGCAAGACCGACATAGCCCGTCTCAAGGCCCACGGCCTTATCCACCCTGTTAAAAAAGTCGATCCACTGGCTATTCGTCATTTCCTTCGGCGAATTGGCTCCTGTGATCGAAAGCAGGAACACGCGCAATTTCACTGGCGCAGGGAGGTTCTTGCTCGCCTTGAGTTTTCCTTTGTCCGCCAGATCGTTGCCCAGTGCGTTGAACGCTTTGCGGTACGTGTCCAATTCCGCTTCCGTGGGCATGCGGTCTTCGTCCGGCCCTTCGAAAGCATCGCCCTTCTCAGGCTCCGCATCCAGTACATCCAAGGTCGTCGACGGGGCATCCGCAGGTTTCGCAGAAGGCGCGGAATCCTGCAATTTCGTAGAGCGCGCTTCTGTAGGCGGGGGCTCTGCGGGGGGATTGGATTTTGAGACATTCGCAGACTTGCCAGCCGCACTTGTTGCACCATCCTGTGACGGCGGGGTCTGCGTAGGGCGGGCGTCCTGCTTGGGCTGGCGAACTTGTTCTTGCCGGTCGCGCTGCCTCTTGGCATCTTGGAAGTCGGGCTCCTCGTCTCGATTCGAACGGCCCCCTTCGTCGATGTTCTCATCGGCTTCTGGGTCCGCTTCGTCCGGCACCATGCAGGAGTTTTTCAACGCATATTTGAACGCGCCAGTTTGCGCCTTGTACGCGGCTTTGTCGCCAGTATCAGCCCCGGTGCCCAAACCACTGCCGGTAAGGACGGCATCAGAATCCAGATCGTGGAAAACGACAGAGCACTTCACAAGCACAGCCGTAAAAGGCGCTGTCGGTTCCTTCGCACGGGCAATAGTAAACGGGCCGCCGACGAAATCGAAATTCACTTCTGCATAGATGCGCTGCTCGATGAGTTGCGAGCGAATGGCGCGCGTGACATCGGCTGCTTGAATGTAGTCGTAGTTCTGGGCTTTATTGTGCCCAGCTTTGTCGATGTGGTCCAGCATTTCGTAAATCGTGTGCAGTTTTTCTTTGAGACTCAACGTCGTCGCCATTTTGCGCTCCTGTCGAAAAAGATGTAATTTTGCAAGTGTTTCAGGCTCAAAATCCGCTGGGTCAAAAGGAATGCGTAATGCTCCGGCGTATTTTCTCTGAACTACAAGTTCCGGTAAAAGTGGAGGAATAGATTCCTGATACCCACACCACTCCCAGCCTGCTGCCATAGCCAGTTTCGCAAACTGCAGGACTTTGGATTGATCTACGACACTCATTTGCTCACTGTCAAGAGTACTTCCGTACTAGAACTTTGTCAAGCCCTTTTTTGGCGAATTGCCCACAAAAAGTTGCACCACGCCATGGCGATTCGGCCCCGCCAAGACCTCGCCCACTGCTCGAAACTTTCACATTCCTCATTTGTCCAATCCATGCCCGATCCCCTTATGAAGTTAGAATAACTGTGTCGCCCGGCTGAACCTGATACCAACAATTCCCGATTTGATGCTCCGTGGATATGAATTCGACCGTCAGCGCCGGAGTGACCACGATATCTCCATCATACCCCATGAACACGCGACTCTCGCCATTGATCTTCTGAAGTTCTGCAATCAGTTCTTTTACTTTCATGACATCACCCCTTCTTATAGACGTAGCTGGTGTATCCCTCTGCGCCCAAAATCAGGCCGGGAGCCCAGCTTGGTACTTGGATCATGCACCATACCAGATCGGACAACCCCGGTGCCCACGGATCGTCGTCGACTTCGACGGCAACTTCGTCGTGGAACAAGCCCCAGATATCGAAGCCCATCTCGTCGGCAAGGAACATCGAGTTCAACAAGTCGTCGCGCGAAATCGCTTGCACCGCGTTCTCGCAAATCTTCCCGCCATACGTCTTGACGCGGCCCCACTTATGATGTTTCTTCTGATTCTTGCCGTCTGCGCCCTGCGTCGCGCTGTGCTCGATCCCATCATAGTGCAGCACGTCGACCTTGTACGGATTCCCGTTCTTTTTACTTGTCCGCTCCTCTTGATCGATAGTCGCGTTCAAGTAGTGTAACGCGCGCCCAGAGGGTAGCTGCATGCGGACAGTGTAACCGCCGTCGCTCATTTTGATGCGGCTGAATGTCAGCACGCACTGCTTACCTTTAGTCGGGTGCTCGACCCACTCTTTGTCTTGCCGGTTCCAAGTAACTTCGCCGACCTTGATCACGCCGCCGCGCCGAAGCACCTGCTTAAATGCCTCTTCCAAATCAGTCCAGAGTACAGGCACTTCCGGCCATGCTTCGCGCAAAATGGCCACGGCTTTGTGAGCCAAATCTTTCGGCATGTCCACACCACAGACCGTTAGCGCGTATCCCCACAAGCCGCCGCGAACCTCGTCACCGTATTCATTGAAGAACATCTCGCCGCCGCCAAGGCCATATCCACCACCCAGCACAGCGGGCTTCGAGTTCTGCCGCTCATCTTCGTTTCCTGCGAGATATTCGGACCACATCTGTTCATACGGCTTGTTGTACAGCTTTGTGCCAAACGATATATAAGGGCATCGTGATTTTTTGCCGCCGCACTTTGGACAGGCGAATACGCCGTCCAAATCCTCCACGATAAAGCCGCAGTTCGTGCATGTGCGGAAGACATCGAGAATCGCCTTGCATCCCGCGACCCACCCCAGCACGCGATTTTCAATAGCGTTTTTGTCGGCCACATGAAACACTTTGCCGGGCTTCGCTTGGAACAGCGACCGCAACAGCGTGATGACGAACTCAACAACTGTGAGCGAATCTTTTTCATCCTTCGTTTCGGTGAATTCTTTTTTTATCCCGTCATAATCTTCTTTCATGAGAAGATCGAGCGCCAGCATCAATTTTTTCTTGACTGCTTTTTCCCCGCGCGGCAAGTTCTGCACCTGCATCGACGCCTCTTCGCCGCCGCCGCTGGCCCAGCGGCCTGTGCGGGGCGCGCCCATGAATCGAAACTGATAGCGAATCCGGTCATCGGTCGACAGGAGCAACAACAACTTTTCGATCTTGGTGTACGAAGATTTACGCGCCGACGACCGAATTTTCAGCGCCTCGCGGCACTCTGCGGTGATCGGTGAGTTGGGGTTTTTGATCTCCGCTTTCACCGTGGGGGCGCGCATCGAATTCCACGGATAACCGCGCTCAGTCACCCACTTTTTCATCTGCACATCGGAGTTGGGATTTTCCAACCCAGTGATTTTCTTCAATAGCGCGCGTTGTTCCTCAATGAAGCGATTAGCCAGCCGCCAGCCCTTTTCCGCCAAATCGCGGCGTGTGGGAATCCCAAACGTGTTGATCTTGTGATCCAGAAACCACCCGCGCCATTCGTGTTCGGGAAACGGGATTTTGGAGAGCCGGTTCCACAGATCGCGCGAGGCCCGCACGTCCTGTTTGCAATACTCGATATATTCGGCGAACTCTCGCGGGTGACTTTCCTGTGTCCGAAATAGCGGCTCTGTGATGCCGAACAACGTCATCTCGCCACCCTTGCTGACAGGCATGCAGAACATCTTTTTCAACTCATCCCCGCGCGGGTCTTTCTGGTTCGCCATCTTCAAAACTTCGGCAACAGTGTCCAGTTTCCCGGGAAGCGACAAGTTGTGCGCCAGCACGATGGGGTCGCGGAAGCGTTGAATCTCTATTGGGATTTTCAAGACGTAGTTGAAAATGGCGTGTTCGAACTGCGCGTTCCACGCAACAATGATGGTCTCCTGATCAAGAATTGCTTCCAGCAACCGCTTTGGTAACTGGCCAATTGCTGGGTAGTCGGGTCGAGGAAGCCAGACGTTAATTTCTTCCTCGTCATCAATTGACCAGCACAGCATACTCACACCCGTGGATGGGTGCTTGGCGTAGTTGTCAAGACCGACTTCCGTTAGATCAATGAGACTAAACGTCTCAAAGTCACCGTGGATGTATACAATTCGCAAGGATTATAGGCCAGCAGCCATGTCGTGATCGAATTTGATTGCGAATCGGCATACCGCATCGAGCGCCAAATCCCATTCTTGAAAATGGGAGACGTTCGGCATGTGATGAAAAATGTTTTCGAACTCCAAGCCCACCACAAAAATCGGAAGCGGGTCTTCGGTCAACATATGATTCAAGGCGAGAACCATCCCGAACTCGACGTGCCGACCGGCGCGCAGGATGGTTTTGGTGGGATCAGTGAAAAACACCATGGCATCAGAGTCCATGATGTCGTTTACGTCCTGCATCGCGTACTCTAGGTGCTGCTCATGCGTCAGATCAGGCATCTGGATGGATGACTTGTGGGGTTCGTTCAACCAGCGCGAAGTGACTTCGATACCCAGTTCGCGCAGCTTTGCGGCATACACGTTCATTTCTTCTTTTCTCGAATACGGTGCGGCGATGTAGACTTTCACGGGTGCTCCCTCCGTTAGAATCGTTTGCCATGCTCAGAAGCGCGGGCTTCTTTGCTATGGTCGTGCCGGGTCCGGTTGTACTCTTGCTTCGCAATCATGGCTTCCGCGAGGCGCAGATTGCGATCTGTGGCATAGTTCATCAAGCGAAGCATGGCATCGGCAATTTCAACCTCTTCAGCGGAAAATTGGGGACAGTGGTCATCCTTGTCGATGTTCTTGCGCACGGCTTCCAGAGTCTCACCCAGTTCACCAGTCGCCAGCATCAGCTTGAGGCCAATGCGAGCGTTGCGAAATGATTGGAACAACGGCCTGTATCTATGGAACGCCAGAGTCGAGCCAATACCGGCTGGGGTGTTGGACGAGTCGTCGTCAATAATCCGGTTCACAAACCACTGCTCGAATTCGTTGATCAGTTCATCATCGGCACTGAAACCCTTGTCACGATTGATGTCGGCGGCGTCCTTTTGAAACTCTTGGAATGCCGCAAGGAAAGACAGGTCCCGCAATTTCTGCTCAGTGAACATTACTTTTTGGGCTCCTCCGGTAGTTTTGCTCCACGCGCAAGCGGTGCGCCTGCCTCTTCGAGTTCGAGTTGCAATAGCGCCAGCGCCCGCCACGCAACCTTGGCGGAATGCCGCATGCCATCCGTATCGATCTTCCCGCGCTCCGCAAGATGGCGAAGAATCGTATCGGATTGATCCATTGACTTGCCGCGTGCCCAAAATAACGGCGAGTCCGGCCCGTTGTGCTGGATATTCCCCTGCAACGACACCTTGGCCACTTCAGCCAGCGCCGCCGGGAAATAGTCCAACAAACCGGTGCATAGGGGAATCAGTTTCCGCGCAGCGGCGTCAGTCGGCAACACTGCACGATCCTTCAGTTCTTGGATCGCTTCAGCAACTTTGATGGTGATCTTCTCAGGCATGTTTTTCTTCCTTTTTGAAGAGTTTACTCCGTAGTTCTGCATCAATTTTGTTGGCGATCTCCGGGTGCTCAACAAGAAACACGCGGGCCTTCTCTTCACTTTGCCCAATTTTTTCACCGCCGTAGGCGAACCACGATCCTGATTTTTCAAGCACGCCTTGTTCTTCGCCAATGCGGAGAAGATCAATCTCGCGTGAGATGCCATAACCGTACAACAGATCAACTTCCGCTTCGGTATACGGCGGTGCAACTTTGTTCTTGACCACTTTGATGCGAGTGGTCGTGCCAATTGTCACATCACCAACCTTAATGGGTTTTAGTTTGCGAATGTCGAGGCGGACAGAGGCGTAGAATTTGAGTGCCCGGCCCCCGGTCGTGGTTTCTGGATTGCCGAACATCACGCCAATTTTCTCGCGGATTTGGTTGATGAAAATAATCTGGGTGTTGGCCTGCTTGGTGATCGCGGTGAGTTTGCGCATCGCCTGCGACATCATGCGCGCCTGCAGACCCATCTGCGGATCACCCATGTCGCCTTCGAGTTCCGCCCGGGGAACCAGTGCCGCGACAGAGTCCACCACGATGATTCCGATCTTGTGGGAGTCGACGAGTTTTTTGACGATCTCCAGAGCCTGTTCCCCGTTATCGGGTTGCGCTACGAACAAATCGTCGATGTTGACGCCCAGCCGTGCGGCGTAGGCCGGATCGAGGGAGTGTTCTGCGTCAATGAATGCGGCGTTGGCTCCAAACTTCTGCGTCTGTGCGATCTGCTGAAGACACAACGTCGTCTTACCGCCGGACTCCGGCCCATAGATTTCGATGATCCGACCCTTGGGGAGCCCGCCAACACCCAACGCAATGTCAAGCGCGAGTGATACGGTGGGCACCACTTCGACTGGGGTAAATTTTTTGCTCCCCAGCCGCATAATGGCACCCGCGCCGTAGTCTTTCTCAATACCCTCTACCACTGTCTGCAAAGCAGCAGCGTCTTCCTTTTTCATTGGATGCTCCGAACGAAAATTAGTTAACGAAAATCGGTGCGACCATCGTTTTCTCGTTGTATTCTTTGTTGATCAAAAAGAATGTCTGGCTGGGCTTCTCGAACGACGCCTTGATGGATACCGCATACGCATTGTACCCGATTAAGCTGCCGTTGCAAATGAAGTTTCCGCCGTCAAATTTCATATGGAAGTGGCCGAACACATCGAGTTTCACCGGGTTCGCTTTGTTCCACTGCGCGATAGCTTTGTTGACCGGAATCGTGATCCCGCCGACACCACCCTGATAATTGATCTGGTGCCCGTGATGATATCGGACAGGAAATGTGCCGAAGTAGTTCACGTACGAATGGTAGCCGGTTGCGATCAGGAATTCGAATCGGGGATCGCCCTTGAAAAAGTCGCGGATCGTGTAGAACATGTACTGCTCCAGAGAGTTCCCGGTCTCTGTGGCAATGCGCTGATCCTTCGTCATGCGCCCGTGGTTTCCGCCGTGGCACACGATCAGCAGCTTGACATCATCCGGTGTGTTGTCGCGAATGTGTTCCAGTCCGCCAATGATTTGATTCTGCGCGCGATAGATCGCTTCGGTCGGCGGGAGTAGATTTCCTTCCGCGAGATCGGCGTGAATGCTGCCGGTGATGTGATCTCCCAGCAGAGCGATGGTGAGACTCTTGATCGTCGTCTTCGCACTCTCGATGTTGAACCACGCGAGCGTGCCATGCACCATTTGCTGAAAACGTCGGTCGTTCACTTCCAAGTTGTGCTCGTTGCGTCCGCCGACTTGGCCGGGGAGCACGAGTTCTTCGCTGTGGTGATCCGACCAGACAACCACGGCGGCAGATTCGCTCTGCCCGTTGCCTGTGCGCGGTAAAATGTCGATGGCCTGTGGCGTCTGGTCCTTCATGTACGTCACGAGATCGAGTTCGTTCTGCAAATTCAGCACGCGTTGCGTGAGTTCGCTGATCTGCCGATCCTTGCCGTCGCGCTTATCTTTCAAATTCTGCAGCGCGATATCAATTTTCGCTTTTTCAGAAAGGGGCTTATTTTTCTGCACCACGTCTTTAATTTTCGCCATCGGATTCCTCATTCTCCTGAAGTTGTTTGCGAAGGTTCGCAATGCTCTTACGACTGCCCCAAAACAGTTTCCCGTCAACTTTCTGGCGGTAGTCTATGACGGCAGGATGAGCCGTCCACGCGCCCCCAAAACTGAGGTTCACCCGCTGTCCCAACTCAGTCGATGTGAGTAATTCTCCGAACGGTAAAACATCCAACGAAGCCATGATTTTCTTAACGCGCGGGGGGACCAATTTCGACCCCTGCGCACCGGGTACACTTCCGTCTACTTTGAAGCCTTTCGGTAGCGGCATGTTCACTCCTAATGTCGATGAGATAGAATATACACAATAGCGTTTTGAAATATGGCTATATCTTCTTGCATCAACCCTATCGCATTATTACATGCACTGCAAAGCAACCCCCGCACACGTCCCGTCTCGTGATCGTGGTCTACCGCCAACGCTTGAGCGCGTCCGTTCTGTTGCCTGCTCTCTGGTCGCTCGCAAATTGCGCAAACCCCATTCTGCTTTCTCAAAAGGTCTTGAACCTGTTCGGGAGTGATTCCATATTTAGCTTTCCTTTTTCCCGCGCGAACTGCTGCTTGATATTCAGGGTCTTGCGCTGTTCTGGTTTTGATTCGATGTAGAATGGCAGTCCTATTTTTCGCATACCGCCGCTTTTCGGATGCTAGAATTTTACTTCGATGTCCCAAATAATATTGTCGCGTCATTCTAAATCATACTCCGCACCACTAAGCCGCCTACGAAACTTGCGAAGGATACCCACATCCCTCTTTTTCTATCTTTCTTAGCCTGCGCGTCCACCTGCACTTTGCAGGCCGCATTGTCGGCCTTGATCGTCGCGATCAATTCATCCTTGTCCGCTGCGATCACCTTGTTGTCGTCAGCCAATTCCGACTTGGCGTCAGTCGTCAACGTCTGCTGCGCTGTCAGTTGCGCCTGTAGATTGTTCACGTCGCTTTGCGCTTGCGGCAAGAGATCGAGATCGGCCACAACCGTGCGCGTAATGGGGAGCGGCATGATGATGTTGTTTCCAGAGACCGTAATGTCTCCCGGGTTTGCTTTCGTCTGCGTTGTAAGCCGGGCTGCAGCAGATTGTGCGTCAAGAGTGGAGTCCGTTGCCACTTGCTTCGCCGTCGCGGCGCGTTGCTGCGCCATCTGTGCGACCAACGTCTGAATCAAGGTCGTCTGGGCTGCGTCACGAGCCGCGTCCGCTGCGCGATCCTGTGTCAGTTGCGCCAGCAGAGCCTGTTGCGTTGCGGTGTCGACCCCTTCCTTCTGTTGCTGCGCAGCAGCGACTCGCGCGTCATGCCGTTCAATTAAATTCTCTGTCAGCGTGATTCCGCCCAAAGTGAGTCCACCGATCAACGCCACGGCGAAAAGGATCGCGAGCACATGCGTGCGAATCCACACCACATCGTTTTCAATGGCAACAAACGGCGAGACGACCGCTGGGGTAGCTGGTTTAGCAACGGCTGCCGGAACGGGAGTTGCAGGTACTGGTGCTGGGGTTGTGGCCATGGTGGGTCTCCTCAATCGAAAGTTATGGTACTAAAGTCCTACAGTTGTGTCAAGGGTTTTTCGAGACGTGCTTGAAAATAGTGGATCAGCATCATCAAATTATTCGGATGCCGCGCCACATCGAAAAATCTCTCGTTGATCCCTGCCCCGCGATTGCACTTCGCGCACAACAACGCCCGCACAGCCCATGGAAGCATAGCAGCTTTCACGGCCTGTTCTGCAGACTTCCTCGTGGGAGCCCGGCGGACACAAATAACCCGGTCCAGTTCATCGTAGCCTCTGGTTTCCCATTCGGTGAAAGTGTTGAGAACCGTGTCGTAGATGCGGTCGGTGCGCATGCGAAAATGAAAGTGGTCCACTTGCGCAGGCCCGTGCGCTTCGAGAGGCCCGCCACACATCGCGCAGAGATGCTTCTGTTCCTCTGCCCGCCTCACGCGGTCGGCGAGGGTAATACCGTATTTACGCTGGAGTCGGATGTCTTTTGCGCGGTCTTTTTGCGCGTCTGTTCTTGCTTTTCTTTCCGCCATTTTGCGCGCTCCTCGTACCGGTCTTTGTTCATGCGAAAAACTTCTCGTTCATAGAATCGAACGTACTCGCCTTGAATCACAATCCAAATCAAAAGTAGAATCTCCAATACCATCAGCAGACGGTCGAACATGGGACCACCTCGATGTTGCGAAATTAGACAGCGGCAATTAGATCGCGAGCCGTGGCGTTTTCAAAACGCGCGTGCAGGCCCATGCGCATCGCGCGTTGGTATATTTCGCGCGCGTCAACGCAACGATCCGCAACCGCTAAGAGAAATCCGCGTCCCCGGTGAGATATCGGAGCGACGTGACCGGACGCAGTAAACTCCAAATCGAAAATAATTTCTTTTGTCATGGTGGGTCTCCGATTGCCGACTCTACACCCGATTCCCGGGGATGTCCAGCAATTTTTATGCCGCAGTTGGCGCAGCGGCGTCGGGTGTATTGGGAGTCACTTGGGGAGCCACGACAACGACATGAGGGGCCGGAGCCGCCTCTGGCGAGGCACTGGACGACGATCCGGCAGCAGATGGTGTTTTACCCTTATCCCCGCCTTTTGATGCGCCAGAAGCCTTCCCAGCCGCTTTGTGCCCGGCGGCAACGGTGCCCACGATGGCCTTTAAGATGTTTGGATGAGATTCGGCCAGTTCGACAATCTTGGGGTCCATATTGGAGAGCCGGGTAAGGGCGTCCACGATATGATCCGCCGGTGCGGGTTCCGGGGTAGATTTCTGCTTGGCTTCGTGCAACGCCTGTTTGGTTTCGTCGGACACCGACAGCGGCTGCAAATGATGGGCCAGTTCGTCGGACGATTTCGAATTATGAAAGATGTCCCACAGGTCGGCCTTATGCTCGTCGGACAAGGCCGGGTCGCCGTCCAGAATCGGGCGGGCGTGATCGAGAAAAGGTTGCGGTGTTGTGCTCATTACGAAACTCCGATTTCTGTTTCTACTTTTCCAAGTAGAATCTCAAAGAAAATTTTCCCTTGTTCATCCATGAACATGCCGACGATCCCACCCGGCGAACAAGCATCCTTGATATCATCGATCCCCATCAAGGCCTTGATAACGGAATTGTGAATGAAAAAAGCGGTCGGGCACCCCTTATAAGGCACCGTGGCGTACTGGTAGATGACCTGAACACGCTGATCCAACTGCTGGCGGCTCTCGCCATCGGGAATTACGAGCGTCGGGTCGACCATGTATTTCGCGAACTCCGCGATGCGCTCCGGCGTCTTTTGCTTGCCTGTGAAACCTGCGACGTTCCATGGGCGCAAATTCGGATCAGTACTGAGGAACGGGCAAAGAACACAACCCGTGTTCATGAGGTATTGCGCTGTCTGCATGGTGCGCGGTACGTCGGAGGAGATGACCCGGCCTATGCGCTCGAAAGAGAGCCATTGCGCGGCGCGTTCGGCCTGCTGGTGACCTTCGTCCGATAATTCGTAGTTACCCCACCCATCCCAGCAACGCATATTGACTAACTCGCCATGTCTTACAAGGTAGGCAATTAGCTGTTTCTTTGGATCAAAGTCATACATTATCGTGCCTCTTCAAATACGTTAAAACAGGCGTCAACAACTCACTTTCAATGAACCCTATAGCGATGTTGCATCGAGGATGCACCACGTCGCGTAGCTCCCCTGTTTTATGGTTGTGGTCCCAGTGGCATTCATCCAAATTCACAGAAAGCGGCTTGCCACAAACGCCACACAAACCCTGTTGTTTTTCATGCTGCTCCGCTTTATCTGCCAATCCTTTACCATACTTCCATTGCAGATATTGATTCTGAGCCGCGCGCTGGCCTTTCTCTGAATCGTTATATTTTTGATGGCTGGCTTCCCCAGCTTCCGATTGCCGATAGGTTGTATCCCATCTTTTTCGCTGCCCGGGGTGCGCGAGGCGGTGTCTGCGCGTTTCCGCCGCGCGGGAGACGACATTCCCTACCGCGTCTCGTTTATGGTGTCCGCGATATTTGATCGCTTTCACTCGCCGCAACAGATTCACTCGAATCATGCTCCCTCGATCTGGGGCAGGGCCGCGGACTTGAACCGCGAAATGGGAGTTTACAAAACTCCTGCTGTGCCATTGAGCCAGCCCTGCGAATCATAGCACGCTCATGGCATGCCGTCAAGCAAAAAATGGGGGAATTATATAGATGAATCCCTCGATTTGCCGTGAAACTCCAACGCCTGTTGATAGGATTCAGTGGTTTCTCCCGCCGTACTCACCGAACTTACTATAGACGCCCATTCGGAACTGGGGATTGTCCACACCTTTTCTTGCGGGCAGTTGTTATACTGCCAAAAGGATGTAACGCGAACACTGCCGTCATCCATCCTTTGAAAATAAATATCGTCTCGCCGATGAAATCCGGGCCTACTCTGCTCTCTGAACTGCACCATCCAAGCAACATTTGAAATATCAACAGAGTAGGGCTCTCCTCCAATGTAAAGACAACCGAAGGGTGCTCCGTTGCAAAGCAGAACATCGCTGTGCGGAAACCCACAGCGGCGACAATCGGGATACTTAGTATGCCAAGGATCTTTCTGGAATTCAGCTATCCATGCCAGCACAAAGGGATGTTGTCGTAATGATTTCGTTTCGTTCATAAATCTCCTGTTTTCATGAGGGAGTCAACTATATAATTCCCAAAAATGGAGCGGGCTTCTCGCGGATTCGAACCGCCATCCGGGTGGCCGCCCGAACTACACCCAAGTGCGTGCCCGCTCTGCGCCGTAAACTCCTGCATTCACGCGACGGCGATGCGTTTGCAAAATTGGTGGCGGGGTCGGTCTAGCCGACGCCGGGTTTCAAAGCCCGACTGATGTCCCGCCGTTGGCAGATCAGGGAGGAATCGAACCTCCGCTCGCCGATTTGGAGGCGGCTAGACTTCCACTATCTTACCGATCTAAATTTGACGGTCTGCGCGACGGCCCGGTTACCGAAGCCTGTTCATGCCGCCGCGCGCCGCCCGTGGGTGTAATACCCAAGAAAAAGAAAACCCCTTGAGCCTTCCAGCCCAAGGGGTGATTTGGGCTTTCGCCCGAAAATGTTGTTCGCGGACGATTACACGTAGTTCAGCGAGAATTCATCGAGCGTCAGCACGACGCCGGTTTCCGTTCCCCCAAGAACAGCCACGATCACGAAGTTCAGATCGGCTTCGCCGACCAAACCTGTGGCCAATGTCGTCTTGGTAGGCACCGCGCCTGCCGAAGTCCCGAAATTGTTCAAACTCAGGGCCTGGAAGTTGCCGTCCAAATTTCCTTGGCCATCCAACTGAAGATATGCGTCAAGAGTGAACGACCCTTGTGTTTCAGTGGAGCCCAGCGTACCCGTTGGTCCCGTGGCAAGCAGGTTCCAGTTCGTGAACGTCTGTGCGCCAGAGAGTGTATTGGCAATCGGGAGCAAAGACGCAGGAACTTGATACAGCTTGATGATCAGAGTGGTGGAGCTAACCGTCCCGCCAGTTAACTGGCCAGCGGCATGGACCCAAAGAACCTGTCCAGTACCCGCATACAGCCCAGTCACACCGGCGGACAGAGGAATAACGCCCCCGCCAGTCAGCGTCAGCCCGTTGTTGTTAAGTTGGAACGCGGTCGGAGTTGTCGTGATCGTCGTTCCAGAAAGAGGAGCCAGCGTCAGTTGCTGAGTTCCCGCGATCTGCCGTCGAATTGTTGAAGCGTTGGACATTGTCGTTTTCCTTTTTAAACAAATTCAAGTACGAAATTGCTGATTCTAAATCATCAACCGAGTCGTTAGCCAAACCGAGCATCGAGTTGTGATTCTTGCACAAGATGGCTCGATTCTCGCCGGTCCTGTGGTCGTGGTCTTGACAGGGTGAATCTGCCTGTCTGCCACGAGGCCCAAAGGGATGGTTTCCTATGGGGCACAGATTGTTTTGCTTCGCAACCTGTGCTTCAAACTCTTCTGGCGTAACGCCGTACTGGCCTTTATACCAGTTCTCGCGTCCTAAGCCGGGGTGCCGTTCCCGATACCGCTTGAACCGTTCTTTTGACTTTTCGGTCCCGCGATACTTTTCTTGCCTGCGTTTTGAACTTTCTTTTCCCGCTTCGCTTTGCTGGTATCGTTTTCGGGTTTCCTTAATGGACTCCCTTTTTTCCGATTCTTGTCCATACTCCCGAACTTTATCCGGGTGTGCGGCCTTCCAGCGCTCTTGGTATTCTTTTTGTTTCTGTGGGTCCTTGTATGGCATGATTGCCTCCAAGACCCATTCTAAACAACACCAAGAAACTTGTCAAGCGAAAAGTTCAAAGTTCGTTAAACCGCTGAAACTTCACCTCTTACGCGCCTAAAGCCTGCGGTATTATTGGTGTTGGGGCGCGCCACAACTCCCAAGAACCAGTCATAACTCACGATGGCGCGAGTCTGGAGCATTGGGTTCGAGAGATCAATGTCGTTATCGCCGAAGGTCTTGACGTTCACCTTGAAACTGGGGTTGCGCGGAACGCGGTTGCCCAGCAATTCAGAGGCCATCATTGCCTCGCGACCAACGATATAGGTCGCGTATCCCGTCTTACCGACGGAAGGATAGTTGGAGTACGTCGGCACGGTCTGGGTGCGGATAATGCGAACACCGGCCCATTCCAGAACGGTGTAGCCGCGAGTCATGTCGGACTTGAGAACCGACGCGCCTTCGGTGGACCGCTTGAGTGTGTCGACAGCCGACCCTGCGCTGTTGTCCGACATGAAGTCGTACACAACGTACGGGTGCATGGCCGACGTGTAGAGCCCGCCGTCGCGGCCCGGAACAGCGTTGCCCATCAACTGGGACTCGCTCTTGCGGATCGTGTTGGACAGCATGAACTCGTTGTCGAGCAAATCGATGCGGGCCGAAGCCTGCGCGGTAGCAGCGGCTTCAAAGCCGTTGATCGCGATCAGGTTGCTGGTCAGCGCGCCGCGATAAGACAAGTTGCGGCTGGCATCCAGCGTAATGTCCGCGAGGAACATTTGCTGAGCCACATTCGAAATGCCGATCCAGTCGCCGTATTCGTCGGCGAAAGCGTCGCTGAAAACTTGGGTCAACTGGAGCGACGGACCCGGAATTCCTTCTGACAGGTCATAGGTCGCGGCAGCGTACGGAGTTTGTCCGTAGAACTGAAGTGTCCGGCCAGACCGACGCGGCAGAGGACGAAAATCGCACAGTTCCTCAAGGAACGGTGTGTTGAATTGCCATTCCATGATGGCTTGACGATCATAGGCAATCTGCGGAAACGCAGCAAGTGTGGTACTCTGAACTCCGGGGGGTAGAATAATGGTCGTTCTCCTCTTGAACCGTAATCGGTTCTATGAAACTCGTTGGGTTCTTTGCCGAACCATTTCTTTTTTATGATTATGATTGCAACAGAGGGTTTGATATCCAACTGGAAATTTGTGGCTTTTGAGCCACCGATAAAAATTCCAGCCCCGCAAACTCAACATCCGTCTTTGTTGAGCCCCGTCATCAGCCACATGGTCAAGAACCAACATGTCTGAGTCTGTTACAAAACAATCTGCCCAAGAACACCCTAAAATCTGTTGCGGGCTGTACTGAGTCAATACTTCAACTCGAAGGGCTTCCCGATGCCGCCAACCATACTCCCTAGAATATCGCTTCCATCGTTCAGGGTCTTGCGCCTTATATCGTTGTCGAGTCTCTCGATATCGGCTAATCGGTTTTGGCATCAGACCCCCTATCAGAGTTGGTTTTGGAAGGTGTGATAGGCACCTTCCGCACCGTGCAAAGCATTCGTCAATGCCCTACACTTATGGATTCGTTAGTCAAAAACTTTTTTTGGGAGGGGCTGCGCGGGGGTCGCTATTTCACGACCCCTTCACGCGCCTAACGGAGAGAAATACCAAGGGGTGGCTTACTTGCCGCGATATTGCTGCATGAACGCAGAGTTTGGATCGAGGCCGTTTGCAACTTGAAACTTTTTGTACGCATCCATGATTTGCTGGGGCGTGGCGCTATCGGGCACGACAAACTCTGCCGGTTTGGCTTTGTCTGGTTGCGCGACGAAATCAGCGACGCCGGTGCTTCGATCAAAGAGCGAAGACGACGATGCGGCGGCGCGAGCGGGCGGTGCCGGGGGCGCTGGCGGAGCCGTCGGAACAACCGGGGCCGGAACCGCAGCAGGCGGAACAACAGGAGCAGCGGCAGAATCAGTCACGACTTCAGGAGCCGCTGCAGCAGCCAGCGGGTGTCCTGCCGGGAAATACATCTTGTCACGCTTCATGTCATTCCACGCTTGCGACATGGCAGCAACTTTGTCTTCGGCGTCGACAAGCCCCAGTGCCTGAATGCGCAGGCCCAAGATTTCGCGATTCTTGTCACCGCCCGGCCAGTCCGCACCAGCGCCTTGCAGGAACTGATCGGTGGCGTGAACCCATGGGTCCAGTTGCGAATGCTCGACAGTGGCTTTGAGGGTTTCGACGGAAAGCCCCTGTCTTTCGAGATAGTTGTTGATCGCGCCTGATTTTTCAAGGTACTCTTCGGCGGAGATGGTACCGTTCCTGAACTGTTCCTGCAGCGCAATCTTTGCGGCAGCTTCAGCTTCCGCAGCAGCAGCCGCGACCGCAGGGTCAACGGTTGGTTCAGCCTGCTCTGTGGGTTGCTGAATCGCAAAAGCCACGCGATAGGCCGCAGCGACTTGCGAGTCGATCTCAGCCTGCGATGCACCGGTAAAGATAAAATCCTTGCCCGCGATATTCTCTGTGTGGCTGAACTGCGTGGGTTCTGCAGCCGCCGCGCGCTGGGCTTCAGCCAATCGGGCGGCAGCAGCTTCCTGCTCCGCTTTGTGGGTTGCGTTGGCGGCTTCATTGGCGGCAAGCTGTTTCTGGGCTTCAGCCAAAATAGAAGACTTCAACTGCTCTGGGTCCAGCGACGCATTGATCGCTTTCAGCAGTTCTTCGTTCATCTCAACGTTGAGTGGTGCCGGAGTTGTGCTCATCGAATGCTCCTCAATTCAAAATCAACATACACTTATGAAACAGGAAGTCAAAAACATGTAATAAGATGTCAGCAGCTACTGTTCGAAGCTGTATGGATTGGGATCGTCCGGCTTCGCCTCATAAGACCCGGCGATCCGCGACTCCATTTCTTCGAAATTCTGAAGCACGCGCTGGCGCACGAAGTCACCTTGATCAACCGCGTCTTCGGCAGACTTGGGTGGATTAATCTGGGCTTCGGCCTGCGTACGCGCGTCGCTAATTCCTTCCTCAATCGCTTGGTTGATTCGCTTCGCCAAAGCTATTGGGAATTCCTTAGCCGCCTGTTGTTTTACTTTCAAAATGACAATGATCTGGGAATCCCAGCCGGGATAGTCCGACGTGGCATCAACGGAGTCTTGCACAATCTCATTGATGATGCGGACAAGGTCCATGTACCCCGGGTGAGACCGAAGGCCCATCAAACGATTTGCACGATCAATCGCGGGGGTAGTCGTAGGAACAAATGGTGCGCGTTCCGGCTCGACCGGAATTGGATTGCTGGACATACTTATTCTCCTCTACGCCGCATCAATTCTTTCTTCCATTGATGATTATGACACAACGTCTGAAATCCGTCAGGGAAACCTGCACGAAGCAGTCGTTGATAAAGCACAACTCCTCCGGCTCCGCGATGCGTGTTTCTGTCTTTCGCGCCATCGTTGCGGACATGATCGAGAGATAGCATGTCGATGTCGGCGACTTCGCAGCCCGGCCAACAGCACTGCAGTTTCCCGTCTGGGCCGTAGTGCGAGAGAACTTCGATTTTTATTTGGGCTCGACCACCTTTTGCGGCCCAACGCGCAAACGCAGCCGCGCGCTGTTCCTTATATCCGGGCATGGCTTTTCTGAGAATATATTTGGCATGGTCATACGCCGCTCGACTGCTCATTGCTCCCTCCACTAAGAAAAATTACCCTACTTTTTCTTATTGTCCGAACGCCGTCTTGTCAAGGGAGGCAAACTCACCTTTGGTCGCGCGGTCCAATCCCTGCGCCACCGGCGTTTGGGCTGCGGCCTTCTCGCGCTGCAGTTCCAAATCGTTTTGCTGGTCCGATCCCTTGCCCTGCTCTTTCAACGTATGTTTGCCAGTCTCCAATAGCATACGATTTTCAGACTGGTTGTTGTCGATATCCTTTTTCACTTGACCCTGCAATTGCACGATCCCGGCCTTGCCCTGCATTGCGGCCTGTTGTGTCTCCGCCGCTGCGCGAGCCTTATCTTCGTCGTTCTGTGCCACGAAAATTTGTTCGCGGTACGGAATGTTGAACGAATCGCACATCGCGGAGTACATCGCGTTGAAATCAATCTTCATGGCCTGCACCGCGAGGGCTTCCACGGTATTGGGTGACTGCAAAATAGACGACAGCAGCATCAGCAACTTGTTGATGTTTTCGCGCGCCGCGAGTTTCGCTCCGGCGGAAATATCCACCTTGTATTGGCCGTTGATGATGTCCAGCGGCGTCGCTTTGAACGCATCTCCCAACGCTTCGGAAAGCATCGAGCGAATTTGCGACGGCTTCAGCTTCTGATTCTCGTCGATGCAGAATTCGAGGAACGGAACGAACACTTGTTCCGAAATTACGTCGATCAAATCAGATAGCTTGGTGTTTTCGCCACCGGTAATCGCTTCGACGCCACCGGGAGTGCGCATATCCCCAGCCGCGCCGGGATTCGAGCCCAAAGTGCCCGGGCCTGCGCCACTGATCATGGAAGCCCATGCTTTTATCTGCCCGATGATCGTCAACGGCTCTTTCGCATCAATCGAATTGCGGGTAAGGGCTTCGACCTTGTTCGCGCCGTCGTTTTTGAAGACTTTTCCCGGGAAAATCCACTGCGCCTGCGCCGTGTTGTTTGTCCCAGCGGGTGATGTGTAAGTCCCCATCAAATTCAAGTTCAAATCGTCGAAATAAGCGTTGATGATGCCTTGGCACACGCGCTGGAAGTCTGTCAGCCAGTATGCGATGCCGTAACCATGCGCGGAGTCGGGCGCGCTGCGAAAAGCGAAGCCCAAAAACGGCGGACGCCCGAATTTGTGCGTCTCGTTCAGAATCGGGTATTCTTTATTGAGCACGATCACATGCCTGAAGCCGGTCCAGTAATCGAATAGTTCGAATTTGCGGCCCAGCGGATCGTGCTGTGTGCGTTCAGTGTAATTTTCAGGATACGCCTTCTGCGGCGTAGTAGTTTGCTGAAAAATTGGGTTGCCTGTGTTCGATCCCATCGTCTCCAGTGGGTTCGTCGCCGACTGTGACTGCATTTGCGGCGTGGTGATCTTCACCAAATCCTCGCGTGACGGAATTTTCCATCCAGCGGTGTTCCGCAACGCATCGAGATCGTATCCAGTGCAATAAATTATGCGTCCGAACCACTCCGCAACGCGCGGATCAGCCCGGCGAAGGTCCGGCGCGTAACGCGCGCGGCGAATCGGCACATGTTCGAGTTTCGGTTGATTGATTTCAACGATGTGGGGCACTTCCTCGATATCATCTTCGTCTTCAGCGACCGGAATCTGCACCAAATTTCCGTTAACAGAGATTGTCTGCATGTGCATCTTCTGCACGCGCTTAATCGTGGTCTTTTTGATCTTCGTCCAACCGTAATGGGCAACACCGAAGCCGTAAAAAAGTCCGTCGTATGTGATCTCGCGGAATTCCGTCTTCGCGGACACGCCTTTGTAACCGCACGTCTTCAACTGTGCGTTCAAAATCGCCTGTTGCGCTTCGGCACACTTTATATCGGTGCCAGAAGTCGGGTCGACCTGAAAAATTTTGTATCCCCCGAACAAAGTCTGGTTCACAACGCTGTGAATGCTGTAAAATTGCTCCGCGACGAGAGGAATTCCAAGATGAGATCGGAACTGCTCGCTACCCTTCCACTTAACCGGCTCCACCCATGCCCGCAACATCAATTCGGCAGTGTTCCAACGTCCGATCAACCCGCGAGTGGCGATGAAACTCTCTGATTCCTCGCGGTTCAGATTTGCCTCTTTCATAAGGCTTAAATCTGACCGGCTTTGATCCTCAAAAGCGACCTCTGTTTGTCCAATCGGAAGTGCAGTCTCTCCGTAAGGCACGGCTCCGGGGAGTTCTTGAATTGACATCTGTCCCATGTTTTCAAAATGGGTGGTTTTTTTGATATCGGAGTTGTTCCCGTCAGCCATATTATCCCCACGCAACCGTTTTCAGAAATTTCGTAAGCGATTCCTTCGCTCGTGATTCAGCGGATAAGGCAAAACCGCCTCTTGCGCGGCGTGTAGCCACTCTTTTTGCAATCGCGTCCGCCGACCATTTGCGCCCTTGATGCAGCGCGGAAAGATTTTGTTTAAACTCGTCGGATCGCACCGACCCGACGCCGCATGTATTGCCGATGCGGGACTGCGCCATGCGCATGCGCGCTTCTGGGCGATGCTTGTAACCGCTAATCCCCTCACCACCGTTCGTGACGTTGCGTAAACATCCGGCAGACCGATCTTTACGACCAAAAAAGCGAATCAGCGCGCGCTCTAATGCAAATGCGGCGGCCTCAGATACAGTCGGAAATATGAGAATACGGGAACGATCCTCCGGCGGGTACTGCCGGTGTCCAATTCCTTTGATAAACGCACGATTGCCGCATCCTTTGCCCGCATAGTAAGGCGTCCGATCTTCACGGAGCCATAGATATGCGTAAAAAGACGCCATCGTACACCTCTACTTATGATGAAAGAAGTCTTAAAGTTGAACTTAAAACTGGACTACCCGCAATTGATGCCCGTGCCGCAGCCAGAATCTCCGTAGGAGTCGTCAAGGGGCTGGACTTGGTGTAACCTATTGAGCCAATGCAGAGGATTTTCTATCTGCGGTGGGTTTTGTTGTTCGTATCCCGTTGGCGCGGCCACCACCATGCCCAGACAGTCCGCAAAATCATCGTGTCGCCCCAACTTTGGCCACTTAATAAGCTGGTTTGACAGGATTGAGTACCCCGGCATGAGGGCAAACAACCAAAGCCGCCGTTGCTGCAGCGGTCCCTTCGCGGCCCCAATCCGAATCAGCTTCGCGTTGTTCGCTTGCGAGCCTTTCAGCCACTCCAGCGGCACAGAATCAAGCCCTTTTTCCTTGCAGTAGGCCGTGATGACGTTGTTGTATGCCTCCCAACCATTGAATTTTTCGTAAAAAAGTTTCTCCGGGCGGTGTTTCATTAAAATTCGGAACGTATTTTCGGCGACCGCGTTCGAATCCCAGTTCCCGAAGAAACAATCGACCACAAAAATCTGCCCTTGGAACACGCGGACAATGAAAATGACGGAGTAGTCGCGCCCTTCCTGCCCCACGTACGCCAGATCACCGATGACGTAGGTTCGCGCCTGATGAAAAGTGGGCAACTGCTCATCATGGTGCAGCGTTTGTCTCCCCAGCAACGCCTCTGTGAACGTCTGGGTGCCTGTCGCGATTGGTTTGTTCTCATATTGGTTCGCGAAAAACTCCGCGCCCAACTGCAGTCGAGCATTCTCAAGGAATTCTACAGTGTGCCCGATCTCACGTCCATCATGCGTGCGGGTCATCGGGAACAGCACGCCCTTATCTCCACGCGCCTTAAACCCCGGGCACTTGCAATTCAGGTCAACGCAAGGTGGCTCCAGCACATTGATGCTGTAATCATGATACGCGTCGGTGTGAACGCAGTTCTGGCAACCCATGCTCCAGCAATCGCGAATAGAGAATTTCCAAATCGTGCGCCCGCGCTCTTTCTCTTCCTGCTTGGCCATCTCCTGCAACCGCTCGTACGTGTCGCCGAATGAATACCGCGTTCCGGTGATGATCATGAATCCGGCGGGCTCCAGCAACGGACATATGTCGAGATAGTCCTGATAGCACTTCTCCAGCAGTTTGACGCTGCGGTAGTTTTGATCGTTCACAAGGTCGTCAATGAAGATCATGTCAAAGTGCGATCCGGCCTTAACTGATTTCGCTGTGGAAATCGCGAACGTCGGCTCAGCAAAAGTGTCGTTTGTCCGCGCCGGAACAGTGAACTCGTGCGCCGTACCAAACTTCGGCGTCACATCATCGTACTCGATATCATCAACATCTTCGAGACCGTCTTCCGATTTTTTCTTTCCACGTTTTTTCAGCGGCCTGCTCACCAAACAGAACTCAGGGAACAATAGTTTGAATCGCTTAGTGGGGCGTTCGAACACGCGGCGCACGCGCGAGAGTTGACGCTTTGCTAAGTTGTCTCCGCCGGTCAAAAAGCAAATACGGATGTTCGGATAGTTGAGAATGTCTTGCACAATCTCGACGATGATCGACGATGTTTTGAACAGACCGCGAGGCCACAGAATCATGCGTTTCTTAGTGAGCGTATCGAGATCGGACAAGACAATGTTCTCGCCGGGTCGCTTCAGCAGATACTGGGCGAACAGACGCTCATGAGGATTTTTCTGGAAGTCCATGCCAAGGATCGGCACGTACGTCGGCGGAAGATCAGGAGCGCCGTCTTTTGTTTCTTCGGCGAACCCGGCCAAATAGAGATGGTACTTCAGACACTTGAATCGATCCGCATACCAACGGTCGCGGGTCTTCTGATCCCAGTTATCATTGAATACCTGTAGAAAGCATTTGGGGAAGTTCGTAAGGTCTACGGACTCGCGGTATTTTTTGATGAGCGGTATGTCTGAATCGAAATCGAATGTTGCTGGATTGTCCATGGGGCTGCTCCCCGATGTTGTTACCCTACAGCGTGAATGAACCTGTCGGCAATTGCGTCGCGGTCGCCGGTGGGTTCGGATTCGGGAGCCCATTCGCAACTGCGGCGTTCAGCATAGCCCGACCGACTAATGCCTCTACGTTTGCCACGCTAATGGCCCATGCTTGCGTAACTGCTGAATAATTTAGTACAACGGTGACAGCTATAGGCCCCGTTGACGGAATTGTATCGACCGTTCCTACAATAGTGCATACATCGCCAACATAACTGGCTGTTGTGACATCATACGTGTGTGTTGCAGCCATGACTATTCCTCAGTTCCCATTGCGATAACTCGGACATTTCCCGTAGCTAGGGCAGAGGATAAGTTAACATTTAAGGCATTATTAGCGGCTGCCGATAGAATTCCGAACTTACCCAAATCTAACTCTTGTTCAAGTCCATCTCCAATAACTGTAGTAACAGCAGTACTTGGAACAAAGACATCGAACGAAATGTTAATTGAGGTTGTAGCATCTTGGAAGTTGATCGTCAGAACTCCACCGGAAGCCAATGATGCGTTATCTGTGACTTCAACAAACAACTTTAGTAAACGAAACTTATTTCCTGTACCGGGAGTCCAGACAGCAGTGTTACCTGACGCAGTTGCTTGAACCGTTTTGAAGACTGTCGGAGTACGTTCTTTACTCCAACCTTGGAGCGCGGTGTTGGCCGTACCACTGAATGCACCGCCATAGACAGAATCAGCAACATATAGACCGAAAATTTGATTTGTAGAAGATTGAAAAATATCGACATTAGCTAGGTTATCAGCAATTGCAGTAGCAGATGTACCTGAACTAACTTTCGTGTTTACTAGAAGCGGTATTACCTGTACAATTGCACCATCTTGAGCAGCTGATGCCGTCATTCCGATATTAACTGTTCCTGTGCCTGAAATGACTGTAGATAATCGAACTCTTACAGCTGCCCAGGCTGCTGTAGGTATAGCAAAAGATACGTTACTAGAAGCTGTTAGTGTATATGTTAAAGTAGGCGTCGCAGAAGTTAATCCGAGTTGTATAGCAGTGACAGGATATGCGTTTGTAAATGCCGTAGTGTCTGATGCTTCAAATGTCACTACACCGCCCGTAAGTGTAGTTCCCTGACTCAAAGTCACAACGATTGTAGTATACCCTGCAGTATTTACTTGCAGCGCAGTGTTAACAGTCGTCGCACTCGTCCACGCTGCGGTGGATTCAGCTAATGTCCCCGCAGCATTAAAGAACGGATTGGTCGTCGTGTTCGCAGCCGTGGTCGGAGAGACTTCAAAAATCGCACCGGATGCCGGAGTGTTAGCGACAGGAATAGCAGTGCCTGAAGCGCTGCCCTGAACAGTTAGAACACCGCCGGATGCAGAGCCTGCGGTTCCAGCGCCCACAACAACTGCTTGACCGGATGTATTAGTTGCCAAAGTACGAGCGTCAGTTCCATCTGATCCAGCTACAAGAACCGGATTACCCGCAACAGCCGCACCATTCGCGGCATCACCAACTACAGTCACTGGATTTGTGATCGTGCTGATAGTTCCAGAGACTGGAACAGCGGTTCCGCCGGAAACACCTTGAACTGACAGCACACCACCTGTAGATGTACCAGCAGTTCCCAAACCCTGTGTATTTAAAGCTGTTCCACTCGTAACACCTTGAACAGTGATAACACCGCCACTGGGAGTTCCTGCGCTACCCGCACCTACCACAATGGGCGAACCATTACTGGTGGTCAACAGTGTACGAATATCTGTACCGTCTCCTCCGGCTATTAAAACCGGAGTAGCGAGAGAGACTTGAGTTCCAGCAGCATTGGCTCCAGTAATGGGAATAGCAGTGGCTCCAGTGATACCCTGCACTGTTAGCACATCTGCATTAGCAGAACCCGCCGTTCCAAGTATCGACGCACCTGCAGTGTCTACAAGAGAGACAGCTTCAGCATCAACAGCGTTTCCACCAATCGTATTTTCAAAAGTCTGCAGCTTCACTCCAGTACTGTTGGGAGGGACCTGCACATAATTATTCGACATGATTAAGTCTCCAATTTACGACTTCGTTCCATTATCCTGTCCCGTATCAATTTCCGCCGTCTGCGGAGACATAACCCGGGGCGTGAATCGATTCGTTCCATACTTCACCACAACCACTTTTCCCGAGGATGGCGGTGGTGGCGTTGGTGGATGAAAAATAAATTCAATTTCCGGTATCAGAGGCATCCGTCACCTTTAATAGATCACAGAAACCTGCGCCGTGTCCGACGTACTAGTGCTTGCGAGCATGATGCGATCTGCGCGCAAGTTGTCTGACGAAATCTCAATCGCAATCTGACCGGCCAAAGACAGCGCCGCGATATAGCGCGAAGAGGATACGTTCAGATCGCCGACGTAAATAAAGTCGGTGCCAATAGTCTGGCTGCACTCAATACGAATAGCACGGTACGACTGCTTGGGTGTCGGCGCAGTATTGCCGGTGTCCGCTGTGTTCGCGACATTCGCGTGATTGAAATAAAACCGAAATGATTTCGTTGCCGGGTTGCAATCAAGAACAATGATCGTGCATCCGTTAAAATATGTGGCTGTTGCAAAACCCCACAAACAAACTTGCTGGCCGCCCGCTGCATTACCGCCTTGATTGTTGCCTCCGGCGTTGTTGTGTCCGCTGACGCCACCATAAATATCAAACGCAGAGTGTGTGGTCGGATTCGAAGTGGGGTATCCATTCGGTCCGTTGTATCCATCAGTCGGCAGAGTGCTGCCCAAGAAAATCGTCGCAATTCCGTTCGTAATCGTAAACGAAGCTGCGGCAATAACTGTGCCTGTGTAACCCGATGCCGCCAACATCGCCGGGATCGGCGAGGAAGAGATCGTGACGGCTCCAAGAGTTCGTGGTGTTCCCATTGTAAAATCCCCTCTTCAAATCTTAGTTCGGCTTCGCGACGCTCGCGGAATCCCGTTTCGTGGCAGGATCGGTCCCTACGCCCATATGGACGCCAGCATGGCCAGAGCCACGCGATAAATCTTTTGGTGATCCAGCGGCAGGCTTCGAAGTGCCGGTCGCAGGTTTCACATTTCCCGCATCAATTTTGGGGTTCGTGTCTTTGCGCAACAGGTTCGAAATTTTCGCGGTCTTGACCGTTCCCGGCCCCGGCGCAACAAGATTCTTGATACCCGCCATCATCGCGGCTTTATGATCGCCGCGACGCCCGGGGGTAGAAACCCCTCCGACGTTACCTTTGCGGCCTGTCACAACTGGTTTGGGTGATCCTTTGGCAACCATGGGAATTTCCTCTCTTATGCTTTTGTAATCGCAGATGCGGCCTTAAACCCCGCGCCCATCTTCGGTGTCGCGTTCATTTCCGGTTTGATCGATCCGCCCGGTTTGGCCTTCGGTGCGATGGTTTGTTCGCCAGTAGCCGCGCCCGGAGCCGACCGGCCATCCAGATTCGTATCTGTAAAAGTCTTCGGTTTGGCAGGCATCGCCTCGATAGTCATAGTCGCGGTACCGCGCTTGGCGGACGCTGTCTTGCCGGGCTTCGAGAGCCCAGAGAGAGCCTTCCCCATATCTTTTGCCATGACCAATAGTCTCCTACTTATGGAAACCGAAGTCTTAATTTGCGGGCAAGATTACTTCGCGGCCTTGGCGAGCGACTTCATACCGGACATCATCAGCGCATGTTTGCGGGCCGTCTTGGCTTCAGGAGCGGTGAGGACGTGTTCCCCGGCCTGCAGTTGGTAGGTTCCGCTTTTCTTTACCGGGCCACCCTTGTGCATCTTGGGAGCATCACCCAGCGCAGTCTTGGCTTTGCCGACCATTTCAGCTTTCGATTTCAATTCGTTCGCGGTCCCTTTTTCGGGCTCGCCGATACTCATCGAAGCCTTTTTTGGAGCCACTGCTGGGGCAGGCGTAGCTGCAGCTTTCGGGGCTCCTGAGCTTGGGAATGTAGCGTTCGCGTGTGCGAGTGTGGCCTTGGCTCCGGCCAGCGCCTTGGCAACTGGATCATTGGACTGCGGCATGGTATTACCCCTTGTGCGCCTTTAGCGCGTTTTGGTAGGCCGCGATTGCCGCGCCCTTACCTTTGGCCTTCTCGATCTTAGCAAAATTCCCCGTGGTCTTCGTACGCCCCAGCGCGTGAACTGCCGCGCGCCCGTGGGCTCCCTTCGGTTTGTGGCCTTGGCCGGGCTTCTTTAATCCCGCCAATGCACCGTGAATATCGTGTGCCATATGCTTACCCCAGCGTGTACTCAATCCACGCGATTCCTGTGATGTTGTTGGATGATGAATAATCCCAGTATGTGTAAAACTGATTTGGCAGCACCGGCGCGCGCAGCGTTTTAGAGAGACCGTTTCCCGCCCCGACCAGCGTCACAGGCCGATACGCAGGGATTCCATTGTCCGACAAGATTGCAGCCGCGTTGCCGCCAACAGCCACTTGACTGATGACTGCAACCCAAGTCATTTTTGAACCATTTTGCCATGACTGAAGTCCGAAAGCGTTCTCCCATTGAGTCGTTGTGCCGTTCGACTCCAACGATGGGGTAGAAATACCAGTCGGACCGAAGAGTGTTCGTGGAACTGTCGGGGCATAAGGTCCCGCAGAATAGGGCTGGCCAGTAGCTGGAAGTGACCCGGGATTAGCTCCAAGTAAATTCAAAGACTGCAAGCAAGGAACAGCCCATGAGTATTCATGCCAGTGTGCCAAAACACCCGACCCACTTGTGGTAACCGTAACTTTGTAATAATACCCAGCAGGCACAGGAAACATGGAGTAAATCGCGAGCGGGCCGCCGTAAGCACCGTAGGTTGAAATAACTTGCTGATCCACGACTGTAGTCGGAGACGCATTCCCATCGCACACGCAATTAATCTCATCGCCTGTCGATAGAGTGTTCGATTGGGCCACCACAAACAACGTAGTCGCACCAGTGTTCTGATAGATCGTGCCAGAAACACGAGTCCCAACGATATCTCCGCTGTCAAGGAACGTGCCAGAAGCAAGTTCGTATTCGCGCCAGATCAAAAGCGTTTGTGTGCCGTTTGTCGCCACCACTTCGTAATAATTTCCGAGGAGTACAAAAAACTGCAAGTTCGTCAAACCATCGCCGTTTTGCTGTCCCGACATTTGCGCAACTGGAGTTGCGGGAGATGATGTTGCGCCGGTGTTCGCGGTAATACATCCATTGGTGCCGCTATTTTGCGCGGCTACGCTCACAAGCAAAGGCTTGCCTGTTGTGTTTTGATAAACGGTGCCAATCGCACGAGTCGCAACAGACGCCGCGGAAACTTCGGACATGACCGAAGAGGACGAGCCGCTTCCAGAGCCGCCACCCGACGAAAATGTGTGCATATGGGTACGCATGTCAATTACCCCTTGTGGTTCTTCCCGGGCTTCGAGAGCCCCGCCTTGCTGAGCGCAACAGCGATCATCATCTTCCGCCTCGCTTCACCAGTCTTGCCTGTGGCCGTGACCGTCTTTGGCGTCTTTGCATAGACTTCATGAAACGCCTGTGCTTTAGACATGTCGGCCACGACATTACCTCGCCAGTGGTTGTAGCGGACTGCGGGAAGGAACTTCTCCCAAAGGCTTCGTCACGATATTAATTGGCTTTGCTGCTGGTGTCGCGGCAATCGCGGCGATTTGCTGCGCATGATCGTGAAGAGTATTCTGCGCGGATTCGAGTCCGATCTGTTGCGCACCTAGATGATTTTGAAGTTCAGCAACCTGTGCTTTCAAATCCGCCACTTCAGATTGCAACTGCGCGATGGAATCTTCAATTGTTGCCATGTTCGTGATCCTCACATTTCTCAGCAGGGGGTCGTACGAAACGGCAGCACCCATGCTCCAGATTGATCTTGATAGCCGGTCGTCCGCCGATCATAACCAACTTATCCTGCATACAAAAATCGTCAACCACGCGCGGGTGGATACAATAAGGTTCATCCGGCGCGGGCTTGTGAACGCAATCTTCACAATGGTACGGCCCGCATTCGCCGTATCCAGATTCGGGAGTCCCAGTCTCGTCATAGATCGACCCATGACGCGGCTGTCCCAGCATATCCGTTCCGGGTATAGTGAAGTCCATACTTGTGAACAAAAAGTCATAAATTCCAGTGTCTTGCCAAAGCAGTGGCCCATGTTCTAAACTCTTCCACAGTCATATCGTTTTTTGCTAAGTTGCAGGTTCGACAACATGGACGCACATTATTCAGCGTGTATTCCCCAGCACTATCAATCCGGTCCAGTCCCCATGTATCGCTGCGGTCTCTGCCACAATAAAAACAGGGATCGGGCGCAAGACCTAGAAATTCTTCTAGAGATATACCCACTCGCAACTTTCGCTGTTTTGCGCGGGCTCTAAAAATAGACCAGCGACCAGCCGCAGTGGTGCGCCAAAGAGGATCATACGCTTTTCGATAAGCAATCCGCTCAGGCTTATGATTTTGTCGCCACTGTTTATCATACTTCGCTTTTTTCTTAGAATATGGATGGGATGTGTTCACAACAAGACTCCCCTATTTGAGAAAAGGAAAGTCTTAAAATTCGTAATCGTGGTTGATTTTGGCGGGGGTTGGTTTGCGGGCGGAAGGTTTGCTCTTGGCTTTGCGCGGATTCTTGGCCGCGTCCATCATGGCGCTGGCGGACGGAACATTAGGCGTCGCGCCGGGCAGCTTTGCGGCGTATCCCAATAGGTCAGCCTTGATCTTCAGGGCCTGCACCTGCGCAATAGAGAGCCGACGATTGTGAATGGCGCGGGACACCTCTTGCAAAAACTCTTCGACTGGATCTGTATTGAAATGCCTATTCAACGCTTCGATCACCCGGATGTTTCCCATCATCGCGTAGGACATCACGCGCACCGATTCCGCGTCTTTGCAGACGTACGCCTTCTGCGTCGCGTCGAGGCGATCATAAACCCCCGTGGCCAATCCTCCGGCAATATAAGTTGCACAAAAAAGCTGTTGTTTGGGTGTGAGCGCGCGATATTCAGGCGTCTCCATAACTTCATCCAAAGTTAGCTTTCGTCTCAATTCGTTATTCATAAAATCTTAAATACCTCATCAGCCCGTCTAGAACTACAAGATCATCGTGTACCATCCCAAGCGCCACATTACAGCAGTTGCAAAGTTCACCGCGCAACTTTCCTGTCTTGTGCGAATGATCCGAAACCCAACCCTTTCCATGGGGATCAGTGGAACGACAACCCGGATTTGCACATCGAAAATCTTGGGCCGCAATCCGCTGTTCTTTTTGTTCCAGCGTAATTCCATACGCCTTTTTGCATTTACTATCACGATTTGCGCGAGACCGAACCAATTTGGTTTCTGGATCATCTTTTTCTTTTTGTTTGCGCCGACTCATGGATGCCTTGTAGTTTTCTGGATGATCACGTTTCCATTTTTCTCGATCCTGTTGTCCAAACACTCTATTACGATGTTGCATGCGACAAACAGGCGTGCAATATTTTGTCCTAGTTGGGTGATATTTATTTGGCACCACCCCATTAGAACACAAAGGATTGGCGCACCTATTCGTCTGCGGTGATGAGCCGCCCTTCAACTTGACCTTCTCGCAAAAGTCTAAATTCGAATCCATCGAGTGCCACCGTCTTTCCCGCGTAGGGTCCGTAGCAGATGCGATCCTGCTGTTTTAGTGTACCACAAAGCGGGCCAACTGCCACCACAAATCCAAAGCACATCTCCTGTTGCCTGACGTTGTCCGGCAATTCGATCCCATCCAGAGTGGTGGTTCTCTTATTGTCCGTCACCAATAAATAATCACCCATTGGTTCTAATCGAGTCTTAGACATTGGCGTCTAGCCTCCGGGGATATATTTGCGCCGCAAGGATTTCGCGGGAGTTGATGTCATCGCACACATCAGTTGGAATAGGCCGCTGCGTTACTATCTGTAGTTCTTCGCCGCTGGGCAATAAAACTGACCAGAAGTACACAGTCTGCCCGGGGCGAACATTTGGAATTTTATTGTCGCCGAATCCTAGCCTATCCATTTTGTTTCTCCTGTTTAATTTCGCTCACCGTGGCTCCCATGGTGAGGATGCTGCAAGCCACCGCTGCCGCGTTCTTCAGGGCTTCGATCACAACTTTCACGGGATCGATAATTCCTGCGTTAACCAAATTTTCAAATTCTCCGGTCACCGCATTGTAGCCCAGCCCCTCATGACTTGATAAAAGAGTACCGATTATCTCGTTCGCGTTGACGCCCGCGTTCTCTGCGATCTGCCGGACCACCGCGCGCCCTGCGCTGGCCACAACAGAAAATCCGGGTCCCTCTTCGCTCGCTACGGGTGGAGTACGTTCACTCAATCCAAATGCCGCATTGAAGATGGCAGTGCCACCGCCCGCGACCACGCCAGACTCAACCGCAGCCTTCGCCGCCGATAGTGCATCGACAACACGGTCGCGCTTCTCTTCCATCTCCGTGACGGTCGTGCCGCCCACTTTGATGATCGTGATGCCGCCCAGCAGCGCCGCCAGTCGCGTTTTCAGCGGGGGTTGCTCCGCCGGAGCCGCCGCTTCGATAGCGGTACGGATATGGGCAATGCGCCCGGCCAATTCCACTTGGCTGCCCTTGCCGTCGATGATCTGCGTTTTGGCCATGGTGGTGACAACCTTGCGCGCCACACCCAGCTTTTTCAGATCGACCGTTTCGATTTTCATTCCCATGTCTTCCGTGTACGCGGTGCCGCCGACTAGCGCGGCAATATCGCGCATCACTTCCTTGCGCCGGTCACCGTAGGCTTCCATGCGCACTGCGTTCACTGGCAGCGCCAACGCGGCCTTGTTCTTGATGATGCACGCCAATGCTTCGGCCTCGTATCCTCCGGCAATGATCAGCAGCGGGGTGTTATCGGCCTTGACTTGCGACAAGATCGGCACAACCGCCTTGGCAGACGAGATCACACCTTCCCACAACAGGATGCGACAATTCGGCAACTCCGCTTTCATTTCCTCTGGGTGCGTGATGAACACCGGCGAAAGCAGATTCGATTTTTCCAACTCCAGCCCGGGCGCGTTCTCAACAAACGTCTTCGCTGTCACGGATGGTTCCGCCGTCACAATTCCATCCTTGCCCGCTTTCTCAACAGCCTCCGCGACAAGCCATCCGATCTCCGTGTCCCCGTGCGCAGACACCGTGGCAACTTGAAAGACTTTGTCCCCGGAGACTTCTACAGCCATCTTGCGCAGCCGGTCAATCACAAGCGCCGTGGCCTTATGAATGCCGCGCTCCATGGCCAAAGGGTTCGCACCCTTGGTGATCAAATCAAAGCCAGCGTGAATCATAGCGCGGGCAAGAACAGCCGTGCAGGTCGTGCCGTCGCCAACGACGTTGTCGGTTTTCTGGCAAGCCTCGCGGATCAGATCAGCGCCCATCTGTTCAGTGGGGTCAACCGGATCGACATAGTTCGCAACGGTCACGCCGTCGCGCGAAACTTTCGGCGTTTGACCCAACGCGCGTTGCCCCATGATGACATTTCTTCCACGCGGCCCTTCAGTCAATGCAACAGCGTCAACAAGGAAATCCACGCCACGCAGGATCGCGTCTCGCGCGTCCGCGCCGTACTGAGTGTGTTTGCTCATGGTCTCCTCGTTAGTTCGCAGATGGATCGCTGGATTGCCGCAACGCGCTCAAATCAATGTCGTCCGGGGCATTCGAAGGAATCACTTCCAACTTTAGTGCGGCGACGTTGACGCAAGGCAGCGAGCAGGCTTGCACCATCAGCTTCTGGAATCGTCCGGTCGCAGAATCCGCGATTTCCCGCACGATGGTGTACCAGCGGGTCATGGCGGTGACTGCGTCATCCGTCGGGTTGACCATTTCGAATACGACTGTCACTCCGCACCCTTCGCAGGTGCGTTCAATCTTTTGGCTTAGGACTTGCTGAGACATTTTCCCATCTCCTGTAGGCCCAGTAGGACCAATTCGAATGCCGCCTTAAATCGAAACCACGAACGAACCGGCTCGCAAGCAGGCGGTGCTGGCGGATCAGAATAGTACGTTTCTGTGTGGTCAGTGCGGAACACTTCGCGCCCCATATCGTTGATGTAAATTTCGATCAGGGAGAATTTCCGCGTCACCTGCGAGCATTCGTCTACCCGCCGGAAAACAACTTTCAAGAAAGCGCCAGATGGCCACACGCCATCAAACTCGAATCCTACTGGCGCTTCCCACGACCGATTGATGTTCTCGAATGTCATTTACTTCTCCGTTTGTTTCAACGGCTCTGTTGGTTCTGCAGGAGTCGCGAGAGGATCATCCGGCGCACCCTTGTGCAATATTTTGGTCGCCAGTTCAGGCCATACTACCAACACACCCTTGCTATCATCTGACTCGCCGACGACAACCCCCGGCTGAATACCTTCCGGCGTCACCACGTAAATCTGTTTCTCTTCCGTACTATCGTATGGCGCAAAATCCTGCTTGTCAAGATCAAACGCGAGAAAATGCGTGATCTTTTTCACTTCAGGCACGGTCTGACCGATCACTCCGGTCACCGATCCGGCCCGAAATAGCAGTACTGCCACCAACATCAGACCGAACAGTCTCTTCATAAAGCACCTCACTTGTCAGATGCCGCTGGCGGTGTTGGCGCTGGCGGGGTTTGCTGCAAATCCAAAACGCGATGCCGATACTCAAAATAATCTTCCTTCAAACTGTGCCCGACTACGCCGGTAAAAATTGCGCCAACGAACAGCGCATACGACGTGAGATCGTACTTTTTGAAGAATCCAATCAGACCACAAACCGTGAAGATGATGGCGAACGCTGTGGCGCGGCCCTGCAAGAACGAGAAGAATGAGGCCACTATACCCAACCCGTTGTAGGCATCACGCGCCTTACGAATATCGGCTTTCGCCATCCGTGCAAGTGCCCCAAACATGTTACGCTCCTGTTTGACTGCGCCGGTCCAGTTCTTCCAAAACGCCTTGAATGACTTGAGGACGAATATTCGCCGGAACCTTCTGCATCTCAAAATACAAGGCGCGCGCGGCAGACCCTCGCACTCGATCTCTCGATTGATTTTCGGCTTGCGCGATCTGTTCTTCCGTTTGAAAGTGTTGCATATGCGCAGCGATGGTCTCTGCCACGCCCGCGTTGTGAATTGAACGTCCGAAACGCTTATACCACCAATCCCCCTGCAAACTGTTATCCCACGAGGTATCCAAAGCCTTCCGAAATTCATCACTTCCGAAATTCATCACTTCCGCACTTCCCACGCCGCAACATTATATCGCGCCATGTGACCATGATCTCCGTAGGGGACGCATTCGGGCAGATACGATCAATCAGTGCAGCGGCCTTAACGAAATCGGCATGTCGTTTAGGCAATCGAATAACAATCACTTTGTCCAGCAGTGCTAAACACCGCTTCGGCCACTTTCGAATCCGTAGTTTTAATCGCTTAATTGCCGCTCGCATCGTGGGCTCCCGTGTGTATTTCAATCGCGTTGTCTTGGCCTCGAACTACAATTCCGTGACACTCAACCTTCCAAGGCTCTGTGCTGCCGGGCGCGGGCAAGGTGAACAACTCGCGGATCGGTTTGTCGTCGATCCTCACGTCCGCGCAGTGCCAGATAACTTTCTCGCTGTCGACCCGTCCGCTGCGGCCTGTACTCTCGCACTGCTCAACTTCCCAAAGGCGTGCCAAAGTGAGTTTGTGCGTCAGCGGATTGATCGCCTTCGGGTTGAGCCGCACGATGTATTTCATTAGAAAGATGGCTGTTGGTCAGCCTGCTCCTGCGCCTTTTTGTACAGGTCGGCACTCTCCGCAGGGACAAGGCCGCCATTGAGCGAAGGCAGCCGCATCAGTGTGTCTTCGTGAAACATTGTTCTGCGACGCTCACCCTTGAAGAACCAAACTGCGTCAACGGTTCTGTTCACGACCTGTTCAACCGTCATCGCCGGACCGCCGCTTTTCAGTTGTACTATATCGCCGGTTTTGAATGCCATTTTAATTCCCCTTCGTTGTCGGATTTGAAGCCGCTTTGTCGGCGGCCTGCTTAGCCGCGCGCTGGCGGAATACATCCAGAACGGCCATGTTGACTGCAGCCTGAAATCTTTCTTTCGCCCATGTGATAGCGAAGCCCAGCAGCAACTGTTCGTCCGTGGCGTCGGTCGGGTCTTCCGGCTCGCGCTCGACGTTCCAGTTCTCGACCAGCGGCGGTAATCCCTCCCGCAAGGTCACGGTGCCGTACTTATGGATGATCATTGTCCGCCTCGTCGCGCCTGCCGAATGCGTCGCATGAGATTAGGAACGGTGTCGGACCAGACGGAAGTCCAGCCGCCGAATCCATCCAAATCCGCTTTCAAATAGCCGGGGCGCTCTGTCACAAAGTATGACTCACCGTCGACCACGATACGATATTTTGATCGCCGCATACAATCCATTGCTCCGCTGGTGTTGCCAGCCATTTCTCAATAGCCTCGATCAACACTTGTCGCTCATCATAGATGTAGTTGTTCTCGAACACCACATCCGATTTCAACACCGCAGAGAACACAGGATCGCGGCGCTTACTCACGAAAAGTGGTCCGTGCCACATCAGACTGTTACCCCCGGAATTGATGACGGGGAGAAGATCACCCGGCCCTCCGGCATGCTCGACATGGGAATCCATTTCGTCCGCGACCCGGAGAAACTGTACCACCGGCTGGGCGGGTTGCCCTGCACGAACGGAGCCAGTGTTTTGGGATGAACGTACGCGAAGGGGGATTGTACCGTAGCCATGCGCGTTTGTCCAGTCCAATCGTAAGGGAACATGTCGATCATCGGAGCGGCGGACAATAGAAACGATAACTGGGCGATGGTGACGTTGGCTTCGGCCAGCGAATCGCGCAGGTACTGATTCACGCTCAGGTGTTGCTGAAGATCGGCAAATGTGGGTGCGGGCTTCTCAATGCCTTGGGGTTGTGATTTGAACCACCCGCAATTAAATAACTCGCGCAGTCTGCTCACTGGCTTGCTCCCGCCAACTCCATCAGGAATCGGCGCATGCTTGGAAATGAAAAGTCACTTTTGTAACAATGAGTAACGCCGATGTCACGAACGAACCGGCGGAAAGTTCTTTGCGCGAAATGTCTTGATGCGGTAGATGTGCTGGATCGGAAATGCGTACGACTCGTCGTTGCTGAACAACACCGTGTAGAACGACCCACGCTCGCACGCATTGACGATGTTCTTGTCCGGCGTCGATACGATCTCGATGGGTTCAGTCTTGCTAAAGAAGTAAACCAGCAGCTTAGTAATCATTTCTCGCTCCGTACGTGTCCATAGATTTTCGGCTGGGCGCAACTTTCACATCACCGCAGCCGGTGCAGATGTCGACCGACGTATCGAGATGCACGCGCGGCTTGTCGCAATGCGTTGAGACTGCACTGTTCTTAAAATTATACAGCATCTGTTCGTCAGTCGCACGTACCCGTTTGGCCCAATCCTGTCCGCGCCACACCAGCCAGCAGTTGCGAACCACTGGCCAGAATAAACCCAGCAGCACGCCGTCAATGAGAACGGTAATCACGATCTCCGCGATCCAATGCGCCGGGCTGCAGAGGATCGACCAAAGCGTTTCCGACTGGAGAAACAAAATCATGCGTGCCCTTTCATCTTGTAGCAGACGGCGCATTGCACTCTACCACCCATGGGCATGTGAATACAAGGGGGAAATTCATACGCCGACGTGTTAAGGCGGAATGCTACACCCCTACATCGGTCATCGACAGGTTCTGGCGACGTGTGCCAGCGGCAGTCGTGAATCGGTTCTTCGGTACCCACTGAAGTAATTTTGACTTCGAAAGTCTCGCCGGGCTGCATTGAGGTAGTTGTCCCGGGCCAGACAACATTGTTCGCAGGCGGCGCATTTCGCTCATTCATAACCGCGAGTTGATACGCGATCTCTTTGAGCCAGAAGATGAGGGCGTCGCTATCAGGATTACGTTGAATTTCTTCCGGCGTCATCGCTGTCCTACCTCTCGCAAATAGATTCGCGTATCTTCGAGAGTCATGACGCGCGCTCCCGCCAGCGACGGCAATTCGATCACTGGTTTCTGGCGGCGGTAGAACCAATTAATTTCCGTCGCGACGCCAGAAGGAATCTTGTCCGACGAAGGTAGACCGCGAAACGCGATAGCGTCACACTCGTCCGCGAAACGCTCGAACCAAAACATGCGCGCGTCCGGCGTCAGTTTCGCCATCTCCGCTTCGATCCACGGAGAGTTGGGGTTGACAACCTCGAAGCCCATCGCCGCCAGTGTTTCCAGATCGCGGCGTTCCTGCGGGGTGTTGTAGAGCGCCATGCAGTGTGCGTAATAAACTTTCATGCTGCCTCTTCCTTTCGCCGGGCCTCGCGCTTGACCGGTGGGATCACCGGAGCATGGCCGTAGAGTTGTTCGACAGCGTCGGGGTAAGTGGCCGCCTTCACGCCACCATAATTGGTGCCTTGCTTATACCACAGGCCATCTTCCGCGTTGAACACCGCCACGTCGTTCATGGTTTCTCCTGATGAGACGCATCATTCAAAATTTTGATCGCTCGATTCGTTCCCTCAATTTCGGCATTGATCTTTGCAAGTCGCTTCTCTTGGTCCATCAAAGTCTGCTTGGCATTATTTTGATCGTTATATAAAACCTGCAAGCGCGCAGCCAAAACTTGCGCCGGGGCGTTGAGATTACTCCCAATATGCATAGATCACCTCACTCGACGATAGTTGTCACACACCGAAACGACTTGTGGTACCACTGTTCGGCCCATCGGAACATCGCGCCACTCTTCATGCGACTCTGTGCAGGACCATTCCCTTTTCTGCAGAGTGAACGAGGGCCGACTGTCATCCCAAATGACCAACGGAACAGCGATGATCGCAATCACGATAGTGCAAATCAATAAAATCTTCCCGCATCCAATGAAGATGTTGTCTTCATCGAATGCCCATGTTTCCAGCCAATCCAAGAATCTTCTGATCATGTGCGTGCTCCTTACGGTGCGAGATGGGACCCTTCAGATGGGACCCATGCAACATGTGGGATTATGCGGGTCCCTGCGGAAATTGTCAAGGAAAAAATGTAACCGACTGTAAGTGTATGTGTAAGGGGGGTGTAGTCAAGCTACGCTGGGCACCCGGGGACCTTGGGGCGTTTTTATCCCGTACTAGTACCCCAAGGGACCCCCTGCAATTTCCCTGCCAAACTCCGCCCTGCAATCGAATAGCCATCACTAAGTGCTTTGTAATCAGTACACATCGAACACGCAACGCGGGCGCTGGGTGGAGCAGCGAGCAAAGTCTATGCGCGCCCGATGTATGCCTTGATGCGAGCCCATCCGACTTGCGCCACAGCATTCTCAATCCTGCCAATCATCTGATTACATTCACTATGCACAAGCCCGCGCGTTGCACCGGTCACATGATTATGGTCTCGATGCGTGGTGCGATTGTCGGCCAACAAAAGCCCGCAGAACGCGCACAGGCCGTGCTGGGCATCCCATATCGCCGCAAAGCCTGTCTTTTGATTGCGGCGCTGTCTACGCCAAATGCTCCGACATTGCGGGCATATCATCGCGCCCTTGGAATCGGGAACGCGGTCAACGGTGTGCAAACATTTCGCTCTCATAAATCCCCTCTGTTTATGAAACGCTAAGTCTATTAGTTTGTGCCGATGTATTCCCACAAAAGTACGACAAAAAAGAGAATTGTAATAGTTTCATGATGATAGAAGACTTAGCAAACCACGCAATCTATGAAAAACCATAGAATATATGAAAAATCATAGGTGATTTCGGAAATATATGGATTTTCATAGGCAAAAAAGACACAATTTTGTATCATTTAGACACAAAAGTGTGGAACTCCGCATCATGCCGCACCACGCAAAAATTACACGCCGCACCTGCTATCGCAGTGCAAACCCGTCTATAGCTATGTGGTGTCGTGCGCACCACGGCGCATCCCACCGATACCGGTATGAGTCCGCACTATCGGTCCGCCGTGCGACAAACGCACGGTAGTCTGTCCCACAGACTCGCAACACCTGCCACAAATGGCCCGCACTGCGAATAGCAGCCTAGCCACACTCACAAACCCATTCACCTATCCCTTTACCCTAACCTATCTGCTGTACCTGTCCTGTGCTCTCTACTAACTCTGTCTGTGCGGGCATGAGGATTAACCTTGTGTGCCCAACTGTGGCGCGGCGCGTGGCTTCGATAGCGCGACATTCCCAGCGCGCCCGGCATCCCCTATGGAACGCGGACCGCGCGATGCGCTGGGCCAGCGAGTACTATCGAAAATCAGTACCAAAGTACTATTGCAATTCATTACAGGCAAACGTACACTAGCAGAGTAATAGGAACGCCAATTGAGAGGATACAAAAATGAACGCAGCATGGCAAGCGGGGTATGCGGATGCCAAAGCCCATAGAGAGCGGAAGTATGAACCCGGCCCGGTAGGTGTAGTTGGCATTTATGCCTTCGATTACTTGACGGGCTATAGGGCCGGAAACTCAGATGTTATATGGGCTAATGGCAATCGGCCCCCACAAGCGGAGCGCATTGGCTTAACCTATCAACGGCACAACCTGCCCGACACTGAGGAGATGAAACCATGAAAATTCGAATCTATCAAGCATTGGAAACCCTCTTCTCTGCGATCGCGAAACGTGCCGAACAAGCCCGGCAAGCGGTAGCTATCTGTCCATACTGCGGGCGCAACCAATATACCGGCCCGCCATGTGTCAAGTATTAACCCTGTCCAACTGTGGCGGGATGCGGTTTGAATTCGAAGCGCGCATTTTGAATGCAATCGGAGCGGACCAACTGGAAAGCGGACCGCACGAAGAAAGGAAACGATATGCGAAAAATTCGGAAGGAAAATTACTCTGAATTGGCCGTTTTTCTAATGGATTATCACGGGGGACAATGGAGCAGGGGGTACCGCCTGCTCTGCCGTCTGGGCCCGTGCAATTTTTCGTCAACGATTTGCAATGAGATGCGCGAATCCGAAACCTACCAATACCTAGCGGCCAACTATGCGGAGCGGGTTTAAGACCGCCCAGAGAGAGAGAGAGAGGGAAAATACGATGCGAAAATTCCAACTAGGTGCGCGAGTTTGTCATCCGCTCTACCCTGAAAAACGGGGGACAGTCACGGCCATTGATACCGGCGGATACGCGCAATGGTATGTATATGTCCGCGTTTTGTGGGATGGGACGAATCGGTCCGTTCAAATTCACACATCGAATCTTCAAGCGGTCTAGCACGCGCGCCCGGTAGCAGAGAGTAAAATCAAATCGGGAGAAAAAGATAATGAGCAATCCCATTAGAATCAAATCAGCAAGGCAAGGCGAGCAGATTATCCGCGCGCTAGAAGTGGCCATCAAATGCGCCCGGCATGATATGTCCCGTATGTGGAATCTAAAGCACGCATTGGATGAATCCTTCGGGCAGTGTCAGACGGTCACAGAAAAAGAGTACGAATCCGCGCCCGCCCGCGCCTTGCGCGTGTCCATTCAAAACGCCATAGTAGACGCGGAAGCCCGCGCCGAACATCTGCGATGGGTGGCCAGCAACGCGGAAGGGATTGTTACCCTCGTCTGGGATGCAATCGAGAGTTTGCCGGACTAAGTTAGGCTAAAAATCAGTACCTTGGTACTATTGCGTTTCATTAGCCACATACTTATACTGGTAGAGTAATAAGAAACGCAAGGGAGCACAAGCAACATGGAATACATTCTCATCGGTGCGGCAATCAGTTGGTTTTTGTTCTGCATACTCAAAGGATTGGAGCTTATCTAATGGACACCTATAAGGGAACGGAACGGCGCAAGGATTTTATCACTCGCCACGCAATAGACTTGATTCAAACGGAACCTAATCGCGCGTTGGATTTGTTCCGCGCCGCGTGCGAGATGGACGAAGCGGAAACCCTATCAGCGATTCCTTCCGCGCCTATCGCGCGCCCGCGTTTCACAGTCCGCGCGGCGCTATGCCTTGGGCTTGTCTTTACCGGCCTGCCGTTTATCATGCTGGCCAACATTGCGCATGGGCCAGTTATGCCGCGTACGCTTTTCGGGTTTCGCGTTCCCAAAAAATTCTCCAAGGCGGTGCGATAGTGAGCGTACGTGAGATGGCCGTTAACATTGGCAAAACGGGACTCTTAACCATTCAGACTTTGCGCGTGCGCGTCACAGTCATGGACGTGCGCGTTACATTCGGGCGCACAGACTTTCAGGTGACGCCCGTAGACGGGCAGGGCCAGTTATGGGTAGAATCCTCGCGCGTTGCGTTCGATGATACAAATCATGTGCTTGGCATTTGAATTGCTGGTAGCTGAGAGTAAAAATTCACATCGGAGCAAATGAACAATGAGCATAAAGCGTAGACGATCAGAGAATCCCCCGGTAGCAAGCCCGCGCGGAAAGCAAGTATTCGCATCTGGCGAAATTCCGCACCTGTGGTTCCACAAGACACAGGCGAGCGGGCGCAATTCGAATCGTTCGCTGTACTTCGAAAATGAAACCATTTTTTCATATGGCTCACACTTCCCAATCGCACACCACGTCACAAACGAAGCGGGCCGGACTGCGGTCACGATAAACACGGCATCATACAGCGTTACCACTTCCGGGCATCAATCGGCGGTCCGCTCCGCTATTCCAGAATCTACTATCCGCTTCCATGTCCCTAATGTTATGGTTTCTAACAACGGGCCAGCGAAATTCCGCCATGATGAAAATATCGCGGACTACCTGAAGCGTATCGAAACGGAAATAGTCACTTCGGCGCGCGCCCGCTCGTCTTGGAACAAACAATGGGCACACGACACGGCAGAAAAACTCGTTTCGGAAGTGACCGCATACGCTCAGTTTTTCGGGCTTGCACTACCCGCCTTGCCAGTTGTGCCCGCTCTGGACTCCAAAGAATTGGAAGCGGTCAAGGCTAGAGAGGCGAAAAAATCCGCCGAACGTGCGGAACAAACCAAGCAGGAAAATATCGCGCGTGAGAAACGCAGGGCGGAATGTGCGCAAGAATGGCGAAACGGCGCGCACGTTTCAAGCTGTCTAGGCGGACTCCCGGTAATGCTCCGCATTGCATATGGAGAAACGGCGCAAACATCCGTTGTCGAAACTTCGCTCGGCGCACAGGTGCCGATTGAACACGCGGCGCGCGGGTTGCGATTCGTGCGCGCCGTTATGGCGAAGCAAGTCCCGTATGTGCGGAACGGCCACACTCTGCATTTGGTCCACTATCCGATTGATCGAATCGATGCAGACGGGACTCTACATGCCGGATGCCATGTCATCCCCTATTCGGAAATTGAACGCATCGCGCCCGAATTGGAAGCCTTGAATATACCGGCGGACTGTGAAGAAACGGAAGCGTAATGCTTTCCGGGTTTCCCTCAGTCTATGAGGGTTTCCCGAAACGCACGGCGTTTCAGAAAAGAGGACACCAAATGGATTTACAAAATGTTTATGGAACCATTGTTTTTTCAGCGGCAGTTACCACAATTAAAGATCTATTGATAGAAGCAATCAAATCTAGCGCGAACCTGAACGGCGCGAACCTGAACGGCGCGAACCTGATCGGCGCGAACCTGATCGGCGCGGACCTGAGCGACGCGGACCTGAGCGACGCGAACCTGAACGGCGCGAACCTGATCGGCGCGGACCTGATCGGCGCGAACCTGAGCCGCGCGGACCTGATCGGCGCGAACCTGAGCCGCGCGGACCTGAGCGACGCGGACCTGATCGGCGCGAACCTGAGCCGCGCGGACCTGATCGGCGCGAACCTGAGCCGCGCGGACCTGAGCGACGCGAACCTGAACCGCGCGAACCTGTACGGCGCGGACCTGATCGGCGCGAACCTGAGCCGCGCGGACCTGAGCGACGCGAACCTGAACCGCGCGAACCTGTACGGCGCGAAAAATATTTCCGCTCTTGCTGATGCACAATCTAACATTTTGCCCGAAGGGGTAATCATTGGGTGGAAAAAATGCCGAAACAATGTTATTGTCAAATTGTTAATCTCCGCAAAAACTCCCCGCTCTAACGCAACCAGCCGAAAATGCCGCGCCCAATCGGTTCGCGTTGTAGAGGTATTCGGCGCTACCATAGGAATATCTCAACATGACTCATCCGTAACCTATACCAAAGGACAGACGGTCACCTGTGATAAATGGTGTAATGATCGCTGGCAAGAATGCGCAGGTGGAATTCATTTTTATCTTACGCGGATTGAAGCTGAGAATCACAATTAACCTAGTGTGTTGCGCGTGCGGTGCGGACCCTTCCGTGCCAATCGCGGAGCACACATCTAATCTAACGGGGTACCTAACACGGCATATGCTGGAATTGATTATGGCCGGGGCCAGAGCAATATTGACACAGCAAGCGGTATCCGCTACGGGGTAATCTCTCTGCATTCCATCATGGCGGAATGCATGGACACATTCGAGCAAGATTATGGGACTCCACACTGTCCGTACTGTGGCAATAACGCGGTAACATTCGAGGAAGAAAAACATTACGGGTATGATAGTGATCGACACGCGTGTGCAGATTACGCTTGCGAATCCTGTAAAATGTACCTTGATTCATCCGAGGTATTCTCAGATGAATTGCTAGGCTTTTCCTATGAATCCGGGGGTTACCAATTATGCGACTGTCTTGATAGTGATGTCTTCGTTATCAAATCCCCATACTACACGTTTGCGCAATTTTGCTCCCCGTGCGTGCCCGGCGCGGGTAACCTTGATAACCCCATGCCCGATGGAATCAAAACTTTTTGTCTGGGCCATGATTGGTTCGAAGAGACCCGCGCGCCGTACCCCGTCTATTCTGTGGAAACGGGCAAAGAAATTAACCCCGCGTGATGTTCTGCGCATCGGACTCTCTGGAGTCCCTTGCGGAGCACACCCGCTCCAATTCGACTAAGAAGGGACAGACGCGCCATGAAAAACGGCAAACGCATCATATCAGTACAAATCATTTCACAGTGTGATGAAAGCCCAGACACATCGGATTTAGGGGAGTACTCCCAGCATGCGACATCCCCGTTTTCAATTGATCGAGCCCATGCGGAAGACTGCGAAACCCAGACTCCCGATTTTTCGGGCACAGATGATTGGACTCGATACAATGGCCCGGCGGACTCCCAGCAGCCCGGCGGGGTGGCATTTCGCGTTTGCAGCCTGCTAGGCGCATCGAAACCTAGCGGTATGGGCTGGAAGCCCAGACGCGCGCCGAAGTACGCGCCGCACCCGGTATCCTCGCGAATTCCGCCCGCTCTGGGAGTCTGTCTAAACGCGGTTTGAAGCCCGGCGGAGCGGGCGCGCGGGCGCATTTGGGCTAACATGCGCCGAATCAAGGATTTGCGGATTGGCCCTGAAAATGCTTGCGAAAAAACGGCCCTCGACGTGCAGGAGTACCGGTACTGAACCACGCCGGGAAATTTCAAGGAGATAAGTCCGTTTTGAAAAAAGTAAAAAAGGAAATTCACTTTTCAATTTTTCTCATTGAATTTTTTGGGTGGGATGAGCCTTCAAACTGGGCGCGTTTCAAGCACGCGCATCTGTGCCGCCAAGCTCCCATTCGTGACGCGACCATCAAAAGATCGACCAGCTTTCGTAAGTTCCTCGCGCAACTCATCCCTTGTGATGGGGTTTTTTAGAGAGCGAGTTTTCGCGAGATCGACTGCAGCCAGCAACTCGTATGCCGCATCGCGGAATGCGAGACAGTCGTGATCGCCACAATCATCCAAGCACCCACCTGTATGACAGGTTCGAGCGCGCCAGCGCCCGCTCTTTGCAGGGTGACTCATGCAGTCTCATCATATAGATGGTCTCTCCCAGCGCAATCTTCATTTCATCACCGCCCGGCCAGTCCGCACCATCGTTCAGCAGAAATTGCTTCACAGCGTCTTCCCACAAAATCTGTTCATGAGTGATTCGACACTCACGGACAGCCTCCCACACATCCTTGAAAAACTGAAACATATATGTTCTCCTCTCAGATATACTGCACTATCGTGGGTGGTTTGTCAAGCAAAACATGTCAATCGTTATCCCATTGATCAATAGTGCCTCGTTGACGAAACCAGTTCCGAATCTTTGGGCGCATTACCCAAGACGCGGGCCGCCACCACCATTCATGCAATTGTACCTTAGCCGTTCGCAAATGATAGTGTCTACAAAACGGACAGACGTAAATCTGCATGTCCGACAAAACCCCCTTCGAAATGCAGACCGCCGCCGCATTCCATGCTGCGGCCTGATTGCCATAAAGAACCTTGCCTGAAGAACACAGCATTACCGTAGCAGCGCGCCAAGTTCAAGCAGGGCGTCGTTCTCGTGTTCAAGGCTGGCACGAACGATCTTGGCAATTTCGAGATCAGAGGTCGCGGCCATGCCGACACCCTTCGGCGGCTGTGGCACCGAATAGTAGATGGCTCCGATCAAATTGCATAAAAACAACACGCGAGAAATTTGTTCGTCTGTCAATTGGATTACCATGTTTTTTGCCTCCAATGGATTTGGCCAGCGGCCCAATAACAGGCCATACCGACGGCACACATAACATACGTTCAGAAAAATCTCACGCTCACTCAGGAACACATGATAGTTGCAGTGCGGGCAGATAGAACCTGTCGTGGCGTTCATCCCCTACTCCGTTCCGACAACCAGCGCCGCTTTTAGATTCGTCAGTGCGTTTGTCGCGACGATCTGGTAATGTTCCAGCACAAAAAGATTGTCGCCGGTGGCCGTCATATTCAGCAGAGTTGTGACCAGCGACGTGACTATGGCGATTGCCGACGTGATCGCAGCCTGCAGCTTCACTTGCTGGTTCGCAACGTCTTGGTGTATGAGCGTGGGGTATATGTTCGTAAGCTGCGCGTACTCCAGAGCCAGCGCGCTCAGCAACGGCACAGATGGTGACAAAGACTGCGCGCCCTGCGGCGAAGCAATGAAGATGCACGCGAAAACCGCTACGGAAGACGTTGTTCTCTCAGAAAAAGGTAGCGCGCTCACTGATCACCTCGCAAAACCGCAATTTCTTTCCGCAGCCGACGGTTCTCTTCAATCAATCGGTTCAATAACTCTGCCCGCTTGTGCTCTACTACCGGAATCCACATCAGATTCCCGGGCCAGAACCCCACACGTTTGTCAATGATGTGTAGATTGTAGTCTCGTCCCGGTTTATCACCGATCTCCGTAAGAATGGCCCGCACGGCTTTTGCGATGGCCAACGGCCCGCCTGCCGGATTCCATGGACTGTATGCGGGCATTCCTTTGTACCCGTGATACCTTGCCGGGTTGTGTGGATTATAAATCCACTTGAAATGGTTTATGACCGACCGATAGACCGCCGCATGTTTCTTTTGAAAACCGTCTCCCACTCGCGGACGCCGTCCAGTACACTTTCGCCAAAGTGTGCGCCGTGGCAGCAAATATGCTTCGTCGGGATTCACATTCAGAGCGTTCTTGACCCACCACTGCGCGGACCCGTGTGCGTCATTGGGTCCGCGTTCCAACACCGTGACGTGGCCTACAACCCGCCCTGTCCAGTCTTGATAGTTATGCGCGCGAGTGATCTTAGAAGGCATCATTTTCAATAGCGCGATGGCGCGGAAACTCAAAAACCACAGAGCCTGTTACCCCTCCACCAAAGGCCGTAGCACGAGGGCAAGGCCCACCATTTGGTCCCCCCGTAATCCCGTATGTTCCATCACAGGCGGGATTTGATTGGGTTTTGACAGCCCCAGCAACAAAGTCTTCGGAGTTGCGGACACAGAAGAAACTGACGCAGCCGAAGCGCATCGTAAATCCGAAGTCGACGCCCTGCAGATGCGGAGTCTCAAGCCCGGTCGAGTTGATGCCGTTGTTGAACTCGTCTATGAACTGAAGCTGGAAGCGCGTTGGCGCGCCACCAACGAGCCCGCGCCATGCGAAGCCGCCCAGCGCGTAGTCGTCATCCTTCGAAACCTTCGTCACGTTGTACGCAGAATCTTCCGCGCTACCGACGAGACCGAACGACTTCGTCAACCAAATATGGCCGCCTGCACTCACGATATTAGCGCGCCCACCGCCCAGCGAAACGTGGGACTCAATCGGCGAGAATGTGTCGGTCAAATCCAACTCGTAATGATGCAGGAACGGAACTTCGAAGCCCAGCGTGCCGCCGACGTTCGAGTTGTCAAAATCTTGCCCGCCGTTCACACCCAGCAGCACGCGCGTCTGCGCATGCACCGGGATCACGAACAGAAGCGCCATCATCAAAAATAAAATGCTCAGAAGTTTACGGCCTCTCATTGTTTCCTCCAAACGTAGATTTAACAAAAACTCTTGAGCCAAACATATGCCGCTTGGATTTCACTCCTCGTCTGGTTCGACTCAATTCTCGTTCGTGCTGGACGCTGCAGCCTGTTCAGCTTCTGCAATCACAGCATCAATCTCTTCGAAATTTGGCAGTGGCATCCCATCATCAGCGGCGACCGCTTCCGCGATCTGCATGTTGATTTCGTCGACATCCGGCTCCGGTCCAGCGGGCAAGACAACTTCCGCGCCGATCATGCTCGCCGCGATATCGATCTGCAGTTGCCGCGCGACATCCATCGCCGCGTTGAATGCCTCATTCTGCGCGGTCTCGTCGACCGGGTCCTGAATCTGACTTGCAACCTTGATTGGTTCCGGCAACCGTGCTGAAACGGATAGCTGCCTCGTCTCGCCAATCCCGGGATTCATATTGCCGGGACGAGTTGCTTCTGGAGATTGAATCTGTCGACCAGCCATCGGCGGAATCACTACGTCGGACCGCCCGATCTCGCGCACAGTTTTTCCCTGTCCGCGCGCCTTCTTTTCTTGGGCTTCCTTGCAGCCGAACTCGTGATGCCCACGACAGCGATCACAGATCAGCGAGGCGGCGCACAGCGCACAAATTTTCAGATTCTGGTACGAGCCGCAGCTTTGGCATTGATCGCTCATAACACTCTCCTCTAATAACAATTGGGTCGGAAACCTCGTCGGCGCGCGTCGGCCAACGCTGCGTCGTGTTCGCGTTCCGCTTTTTCTTGCAGGCGGGCGTTCAATTCATCACACAGTTGAGACATGGTAACCTTGCCCGTCAGATACCACGCCATAATAGAATTCAGATCGCCCGGCTCGAACTTAGGAATCGTCACGATCCCTCCGAATGCAGAAACCGAAAAGATATTTGTCTTCGCGCATCACCGGCCCAATCAGCAACGCCAGCACTGCGGCCCCTAAGAGCCAGATACCGCCCAACAAAAGACCCCAATCTAACATATCCACATTGTCTCCTCGAATTAAGGAAGCAGCGATCCATTGGAGTTCATTAGATTAGTGGCTTCCCCACGAAGGCCGCTGGAGCCCGGTGCCTGCCTCCCCGGCCATGCTGGCTACAGGGTGGTGCTGCCGGGCTCAGTCGAGCCACCGTGCAGCCACTTTATCATATCTGGATTTTCTGTCAAGCGAAATTTTGGTACTGGTACGTTCGTACCATTGTGTTCTAGTCGCAATCATGAGATTATGCGTGCCGGAGGAAACAATGACACTCTCAAAAAGCACGGCTCGCGCAATTGCACTTCCAATGATTCTGGTGATGTTGGGCAGCATCGTCTTCTATGCCGCGAAAACTGATCCACACGTACGCCCGATGGCTCCCATTATTCATGCGGCTGCCGCTGACCAGCCGATGTACCAGACAAAACAGTTCGCCGCGTCTCTCGATGTTGCCCGCGTGTTCGGTCGCTCGCAAGGCTGCGCAGATGCAGACCCGAAGTTGATCAATGATATTGCAGCCGAAGCCATCGCCTCAAACACCGATCCGCGTATCCTCGCGGCACTTGTCGCAGTCGAGTCATCCTGCGATCCCATGGCCGTGAGCAATCGGGGCGCTATCGGCTTGACGCAAGTTCGCGCGAAAGTCTGGAAAGATAAATTCGACTTTGCGGGCAAGACAAACCTGCTCAATCCTGCCGACAACCTGCATGCCGGGGCCACAATTCTGGGGAGCCTCATCAAACAATACGGCACGCTCGAAGGCGTCCGGCGCTACCAAGGTGACGGCGTGGGCTGCGCGACGTGCGATGACTTCTACGTCCCGAAGATTCTCGCGCTGGCTGGGAGGCGATAGTGCATCGCAACTGGGGCCAGATCGCCGTGAACATCGGTATCGGCGTCGACGTGATGGCGGTCGTCGGCTACGCGCTGCAGGGGGATTGGAAGCGAACCTTGTACTGGGTATCCGCGACAGGTATCATGATCGCGGTCCGAATTATATGATCGGTTTCTGGATTTGCACATTCGTAATGCTGGTGCTGATTGGTGTCGTGATCAGCACTCCAAGGGAGCACCTATGAAAGTGACCGCCGAAGTGAAGATTGAAAAACTCGAACAAGTAATCAACGTCCTCGCCGCTTTTCGGGAGCATCGCGCAAGTTGTGAAATCGAAATGACGGAGTTCTGCACCTGCGGCCTGCGCAACACCATGCGAATGGTTGAGGCCGCCATCAATCTCGAAGTTGAAGTACCATCGCAAAAACGAACCGAAAGTACCATTGCAAATAGGATTAGGTTCTTGCTATTCTGATCGCGTAGAGAGGAGATAGCGGACATGGAATATCTGCCGATCAGTGATCTTGCGAAAGTCTTCCGGGCCGCGTACGATGCAGACACACTCAAAAGCCGCCTGCACCACATGGCCATGTTGACGATGTTTTTTACGGGGACCCGCGTCTCGCAAATGTTGTCTCTCTGCGGCGAAGATGTTTGTCAGATCGACGGTAAGTGGGTGATCTTGGTTCCGGCGGCAAAGCGCGGCAAGAAAGTCGTGCGGGCGCTCCATATCTGCGACGACCCGGCATTCGATATGACGCCAATGATCACCATGGCTCAGATCAAGCGTACCTCGCGACTCTTCGACGGCCTGTCGCGCGACTACTTCAACGCGATGATTGAGAAGGCATGCGTGCTTGCGGGAATCCACACCAGCTTCGCGCACTCGCACATGTTCCGCCACAGCGCCGCGATGGCCATCTTCGACGCAACACAACGCATCGGCGCAGTCACTGAGTTTCTGGCACACAAATCCGCTGCGTCGGCTTTCGTATATCTTCGCGAGAATGATAATGTGCTTGCGCAAGACGCGATGAACAGTCTAGTTTTTGCTTGACACAAAAGTAAATCTATGGGACTCTTCCCAGCGAGGTGAAACGTGGCTAAATGTTTCGAAGCAAAAAAGTCGAAAGCCGGTAACGAAATCAAGTGCGGACGCTGCCAAGCAGTGATCCAGCCCGGCGACAAATATTTTTATTTCGCCGTTGGCTTCCGGGGCGCAAAACAGATTCGGTGTAAAGATCATCACCCCCGGCAGAGCGAGCTAACAGGTTCCAAAATGTCCAGCGCGTACGCTGCAAACGAGTCCCTCGAAGACCGGATCGCCGAAGAGAAGATCACCATCGAAGATATCGCCGTGGCTCTCGAAGAGACAGCCAGCGATATCGAAAGCGTCCGCGACGAATATCAGGAATCTTTCGACAACCTGCCCCAAGGCTTTCAGGAAGGGGATCAGGGATCAAATATCCAAGAAAAAATCGACGGGCTCACGGAATACGTCGACACCCTCAACAACGCGGCGCAAGAAGTTCGCGGGCTCGAAGAGTCGTCAACCGACTCCGATGTGCCGGAAGATTCCGAAGCCGACTCACCGGCGGAAGATGATGATCTACTCGAACAAGCCCGCGATCTGGCGGAGAACGTCATGGGAGAATTCTCACTGTGAAGTATACGCTTCCTATCGCGGAGACGTACTGCGCTCACTGGGGCCTCTGGGAAGCCGTGCGCGAAATTTACCAGAACGCCCTCGACGAAGGCGGGGCCTCGATCCAATACAACCCCGCCGCAAAACGCATCGAGATTTCGTCCGCAACCGGCCAACTCACGCCGTCGTCGCTCGTGCTGGGTACATCGTCAAAACGAGATGATCTATCCAAGCGCGGCAAATTCGGCGAGGGGTACAAGATCGCGTTACTTGCCCTCACCCGCATGAAATATAAAGTCGTCATCCACACCGGCGACACCATCTGGATAGCCAAACTGGAACACGATATCACCTTCGACGCAACTGTGCTGTGCGTCCACGTCATGGCAGCCAAATCAATCACAGGTGTTCACTTCTACATTTCTGACATCTCCGAAGAGACGTGGAGAACAATCACCCCGAACATCTTCACACCCGACGCTCCTAATATGATTCTGGATGAACCGGCGCAGCGCGGGCGCATCTACGTGGGCGGCCTCTACGTGGCAACGGTCAAGGGATTCAAATGCGGCTATGCGTTTCGCCCGGGACGAATCAAACTCGACAGGGATCGCGGCATGGTCGACGGCTTCGATCTCGCATGGGAGACTTCGCAGCTTTGGATTCTGCGCGGCCATGATGAGCGTTGTTCCGAACTGATGGAGGCTGGAGCCCCGGATGTCGAGTACGTCTCGTCGCATACCTATGCCGGATCGGACTTCGTGAATCGCCACTACAACTATTATGTGGCGCGTAATGGATATGACGCGGTGCCCGTAACCACACAGGAAGAAATCAAGCGTGCCACGGTCGCCGGGGTCAAGTGGGTTCTCGTGCCCGAAAAAGTGAAAGACCTTCTGACGCGCGTGGGCTCATGGTTCATTCCGAATCACGAGTCGCCGGTTGAGCGTCTGAAGCAATTCGAGAAACGGTGGGGTTATTCTCTGACTTCTGCAGGTCGGCAAGAACTTTCGGACATCATCAAATCAATGGAATGAGGAGAATATGGCTCAACTGAACATCAATGTGGATTGTGAAGGAACTCTCGTCTCTGTGCATGACATGCGCAGACGACTGGCGAAGATGCTCTCTAGTTTGGAAGGGGATCAAATGGTGGTCTACTCGTTCCGCGCCAGCTTGCCATTCTACCGTCCGGCACAACCACCAGAGCCAACCGTTATCTACGGAGAACTCGCGCGCCCGGAGAACGACTGATGAGCGACTTCGGAAGATCGTCACACCCACGGGCAATGAAAAACTATCGCTGCGCGTGGTGTGGCCAATCCATTCCGGCGGGAGAGGTTCACTATCAGTTTGTCGGGATGTGGGAGAGCGAATTTCAAAATTGGCGTATGCACGAAGAGTGTCATGACGCCGCCGATGCCGATATAGACATAACAATGGATGGTTTCGCGCCGTTCGAGAACGAACGCCCTACTTTACCCGTGTGATGTTGTGATTATCCTTGATGACCCAATGCCAGTGCGTGCCCTGTGATGGCGCAGACACGAATGCTTGATGCGTCTCCGACGACACGCCGCTGGCCTCGTAAACGTAACCGTTCTTGAATCGCACCGTGAGTTTTTTTCCCACCGGATCATACTTGTACCCATCCATGTGCGTGCTATCAGTAACCGGCGTAAAGCCCTCGAAACGATGACTAGGCACGATTTTGACTCCTTTTTATATATTCGATTGCGGCGTGAAGTTTGGTCACATCGTCGAAAAAATACCCTAATCCTGTATTACAAAATTGACATATAATCCCTCGAAATTTTTTCGCTTTGTGATCGTGATCCATAAACCAGCCCCGCTTTGGCGGTTGAGTAGTCCCACAACACTCGCATGCGCCCTGAAATGAATTCCATGCCTTAACGGCTCGCTCCGTCTCTTCAGGCGATAATTTTAATAAATCCAGTCTATGCAGAAAAACACAATCCAAACAGTATGTGCGCCCATTAGGAGCAACCTCACCACATTCTGGACACAACCCTTTTTTCTTGCGATCTGCTCGACGAGTACGACGATACGTATTGCGTGTTTCTTGACACGATGCACAAATCACGGTCTTCCTTGATAATAACCCACCACAAGCAACGCAAATTCCGGCAGCAGTTCGCCGGTCGCGGTACTCTTTCTGTTTTGCAAGACTTTTTGTCATAAAATTAAAATCCCGGGAGCAGCTTTCGGCCACTCCCGGGCGGCTCTTACGCAGCCAGCGCAAACTGTCGGGCCGGAGCCACAGTTCGCATTGCTGGGAACGCAAGGACCTTAGCCATTTTAGTTTTGGCGTCTATCGTTTGATACGCGATTACGTCGCGTTCACTTCGACTCGAACTAGCGTCACTTCTCGACCTATGTGTCGAAACCCGTCCGACCCACCGAATGAGTGATCACAAACAGATGGCGGGTTTCACGAAACCCATGGCGCATCACTCATCGGGTGGATCGGGGGAGAGTTGAACTCCCTTCCACTTAGGCAGTCATGACCTTTCTACGAGCGTAACTTTCGGAGCGAAACGGCCCCACTGGGATGTTCGGCAGCAGACCGGATGAGTTTCATGCATGCATGGCTTGGTTCAGTGACCGACGAACATCCCAGTGGAACCATTTCACCTCCACCAGTCAGGCCTACTCAGGGAGACACCTTCAAGTCGCAGTTAACGGTACGCTTGCCATCCGGTCGTTATGCACGTCCTGATGGCGGTGGCATCCCCGTGAGTAGGTCCGACACCGCGATCCTACTACATCCACGAAAAGGTGTCAAGCCTTTTTAAGCGACGTTCTCAATTTCAAGATTTGTCGGCGGTGTTGGTGCGGTACCTGTACCCGCCGCGAATTGATATGCGCCAGCATCCCACGCCCCACTTGTCGGTCGGGCAACAGTAGTGCGCTCTCCGGCGTATCCTGTGTCCTGCGCCAACGAAGCCAGTGCGCCGGTCGCCAGACTTTCTAGGTTCGCGCCCGCACCAATCGTTGCGCCGCCCGCAGTCGGACTGTAGAAAAATTTCTCTGTGTTGCTGTATCCCTGCGCAGCCGCTGCCTTCTGCGTCTGCAGGACGTTGTTGTTATTTTTCAGGGTGGTACCTGTCACGCCCAATTCGATGATGCCCCCGGGCGCTGCCGTGTCGGAGATGCAGTGGTTATTCTGAATATCCAGCACTCCGAAATTTCCATTGCCGCGACTGACAGTACGCATGCACGCACCTGCGCCGCCCACGATGGTGTTGTTCCATGCGTGGACTTGACAGTTCGCCATGTTCGTGGATATAGAATCGAACTGCAGTGGGATCGGTGGATTGGCATCCGTCCCCACGTAAAACACGTTATTCCAAACGTAGTCGATCTCCGCGCCATTGTTCGGAGCCGCACCTTGGCACAAAATCATCGCGGCTGTTGCGTCATGAATCACGTTGTTATAAATATAAACCGTCGACGTTCCCCCGGGGATCATGTCGATGGGCTCAATGCAATTCTCATGATTCGTGGAATCGAAAGACTGGTTGATCGGCCCGATCAGATTGTCATGGGCCACTCCGTTGGCATTCAACAGAAGTCCGTTGGACATATTCCGAATGATGTTGTTGTCGGACAGAGGAATCGCAAACGTGGCCGACCCGCTGTCAGAGATGCCCGGGCCGCCGGAATTCAATCCATCGAATACGCAGCCCGTCACGCGACAGCCTGCGTTGTACGGCGAGTTCCCGTTTCCCAGCACACAGAGCAGCGCGTCCGATGTTGTGTTGGAGTGCGCCCACCCGTGAAAATAGCAATTCGAGATAATCACGTTGGTGCTCTGCTGCAAGTCGATCATCGCCGGATTCCCGAACGCGGGCGACCCGGTCCACACCATGCCCGTGAACTCGATTCCATTGAACGTCACGTAGTTCACATCATCGTTGAAAATAAATTTGTTGTATCCGTCGCCGCCGGATATGGCGGCTCCGCCTGCGGTGAACTGGTAAGCCCCGACTGTCTGCCCGGTGTTACCAACTGTCCCGGGATTTGTGCCCCACGTCGGATCGAAGGTGTACTGATCAGGAGTGCTGCTCGTTCCGCCTGCGCCGATCACCATATCGAAGCAAGCGTTCGGCCAGCTATCACCCATCTTGAAAATAAAAACGTCACCTGCAGCGTGCGTGTACTTGCCTGCAAATTTGCGCATGTATGGGTGACGCTGCCACGGCGTTGTTTTCGACAATCCGTTGTTGCTATCGGAACCTGCAGAGTACGAAATATAGTATGTCGCCATGGCAGCATCTCCCTAAAACATGTGTGTTACTGAATACCACGCGGACCATAGGGAATTAATTAATCGCTCCCACAGTGAGTCCGGTTGGGGGAAACGGAGGTACAGTTGCGATCACTTCGTTCGAGTTGACGGAATCTGCACCGTTCTCGACCGACTTGACCACAAAGCTGTACACCCCCGGCCCTGCAACCGTCACAGTGTAAGTGGTTCCCGTGATCAGTGTTGTTCCATTCACCGGCGTCGATGACTCATTTCCGGCGGCGGTTCCTTCATAAACATTGTAGCCTTGAACTGCGTCAGTGCTTGCAGTCCAACTCAATGCGATTGTGTGTGACATAGGAAAAATCCTCCCTATTTGGTAACCGAAAGTCTTAATTAAAACCATGCAGTACTAGTACCTGCGGTCTATTGCAATCAAAACCAAATCCTGCTATTCTCGCGTCATGGAGGATGTCATGGCCAAAGCGACTGAGGAGAGTTTTATGAATTGGCTTCTTTCAATTTTATTCCCGCCGGGCCTGCCCGGCAAAGTGCGCGACTGGCACGAACGTGTCGAACAGCGGACAGATGAACAAGGCTGGGCCGGGAACGTGCGCGAAAAACAGTTCCGCGACGCGATTCAACGCCACTGGGCAGAGCGGTCAGTGCCTGTGCGTTTGTTTTCACGGGAGTATTACGCACAAATGCAATATGCCCAAATGGATATAGCGGAACTTGAACGCGACCTGATCGCGCGAGGGTATGTCAACACGATTCACGATTGCTGGGAGAAAAAAGATTGACAACTTCTAGTCGTTGGGGTACCCTTCTTTTGGGAGCACCCCATGAGGCTGGCGACGGCGTACAAACGAGTCAACACGTTGATTTGGCACGACCGGCTTCCTGAACCCGGCGTGTTGAAGTTTGTAGACAACGAAACCCTTCCCACCGACTACGGCATGACTGTTCATGCGGTGCCGTTCGCGAAACCGATCATCGTGTTGAACAAACGCGACAAAGGTTACGACAAAACATTAATCCACGAAATGCTTCACGTTGCTGAACCAGAACTCAACCACGGCGCGCTATTTGAGATTTTAGTGCGACGCTACCTGCGACTCGCTCGCAAAAACATCAGGGGGCTTAAAAAAATCCATGAAGATTAAATCGTGTGGTTGGAGAACTCTGGCGCATAATCTTGGCAGGCGCAGTTATGGCCGGGCTCGCGGCAGTTTCAATTGCGGAGCCCATAGCAAGATAAAACGCCGCGCCCACAATGAGCGGACGCACGGGATTCACGACTATATGACCCATGTGTCCGAAGCGGCCAGCCTCGAAGCATTCCGCCGTAAAGAAGTTGATCCACTGTTGAGCGCGGAGGCGCTTCCCGAAAACAGCAGCCTAATCGACTTCAAAGCGTTCGCCCACGACTATCCTAATAAACTTGCGCCACTGCTCGCTCACCTGCGCCCAGAGTTTGCGGAGTTCTTCATTGAATACTACCTGCTCGAAAAGTCTCAAACATTCATCGGCAAAACCCACGGCTGCATTCAAACCCGCGTCTGGCAAAATCTCCGAATCATCGAGCAAAGCATCGGCTCTATGATCTTAATCGGCACCGCACCTGATGCGGAGATTATCCGCCCTATTCTCCGCAAAGCTAAATTAGAGACCACCCCGCATGGTAGTTTAACCGATATGATCTTCGCGTATGCCGAATCCCGCAGCTACGCCATAGTCGCGGAAAAATTCCACACACCGGTACCCATGATCCGCAAAATTTTCCGGCCCGCGATCAAGCGGCTTCTGGCGGACAAAGATGTCAAGGCTGTGGCGGTCGGCGCGTACCTGCGCAGCATCACCCACCAAGCGTCACTCACCGGCGCGGGGCTGGGCAAGCGATATCTGGCCCGGCTGAATCGCGCCAAAGTCTTCCGCTTCGACGCGCCGCCTGCCGATAACTCGCCGATCCTTTCGTTCGGGCCTGTAGGTCATCTGCAAGACACGCCATGGTGCATGCTGGAAATTTCATCAGACCACAGAATGCTGCAGATCGCCCCGGCTCTGCGCGATCAAGGTAAGAAGCTATTCCGCAAAAATCCCGCGCAGATATTCGCACCGGTCACCGACGATGGCGAACTCGCATTCGGCTACATCTTTGCCCGTTGTTCGCGCCAACCGCTTGTACGTGGACTGCTCCGCGTACGCGGTATTTCTGAGATCGCATCTCTCTGCGACGGCGAAGGGAATTTCGTGCAGGCCGTAACTGTGCCGCACGCAGACATTCAGGAAATGATGAAAAAATCTAACGCCCCTCCACTTCCAGTAGTGCATCTGCAAGATTTCGTGGAAATTCTTACTGGGCCTGCTGCTCGTTATTGCGGGACTGTGACAAAGATGAACGCCAGCACTGATGAACTGACAATCGAAGTAAGTTTCCCCACGGGCAAGAAATTTATCGTGACTGCCGATCCCTCTTGCGTGAAGCGGCTTTCGAACGTGCCGATGCTTGACCGAAAATTCTGGGGTCTGCGACTCAGTTAACCTTTTCGCGGGGTGCGATCAACTAGGATTCCGATTCCGGCTTTGATGTCTTGGAGCACTTCGACGGCCTTGTCGTTACTACCCGCCAACTGCTCGATGCCTGTCTGAAGATGTGCGAGGTGGTTATTCTTGATCGTATCGACTTCGGCCTTGACCAAATTCATCGTCTCGACCGCCACCCGGCCATTGACGTGCAACTCTTTCAATTCGCGCTGCCCGGCGTCCCACTTACGCACAACCCACACCACGATACCTAAAACTGTCGGCCAGCCAATAATGCGAATCGCGGTGTCCACCCACTGCACTGTTTCGATCTGTTGCGGGGAAATCATAAATCACCTTAATAAGATCGAATCCGATTCTGCCGCAAGAATACGCGGTCGTCGTCTGTCAGATTCAGCGTTTCCGGCACATACCCGGGACCTTTATGCCAAGCATTTTCACAACGAGCACCAACAGCAGTACCGTCAGCATAAATCATCCCTCGAATGTCTTCGTGTTTTGACAGACATCCGGGGCAAACTTTGGGCCAAGCGGTAGTGTCCATGCCCGTCACCTATCCTACTTATAGTAGCAAAAGTCAGAAACGAGTTCTTGCTTTCTCATAGTGGGGTATGATACCATCTATTTTATAGGTGTCTTGTGCCCAAAACAAAAATATGCACCCGATGCAATAAACGAAAGGTTCTCAAACACTTCTACAGAAACATAAAAACCTGCGATAATCACACTACCCAATGTAAATCTTGCATATTAGCCGCGCGGGCGTACACCCGACGATTTGGTGGGGTCTCTCCTAGAAATTCGCAAATCGCAGGAGATATGCACCGCTTTCCGTGTGGGTGCGTTGGGATTCTCCCCAAATCGCGATCCAACAATCAATTTGCTTGCCGGAGTGTGCGAGGATTCATGTGTCGCGTGTCTAGTATTCTGCTCAACAGTCAAAAAAGCGCATATCGCAAGGGATATACGGCTATGGCCCTTAGTACTCCACATAATATAATCCGCCAGATGATGTCCGCACCAGAGTGTGTTCGATGTCAGCAACCCATCTCATGGAGCCTTTTATCCAAATCAACAACGCCACACCTACATCATAATCACGAAACTGGCGAAATATATGGATTTACACACGCGCGCTGCAATCCTTTAGCTTTAGAACAAGAAAACGACCGGCTCAGAGCCCAATTAAAAACAGTACTTTCGTACCATTGCACAAATTCCGCGTTCGCGGTATTCTCACCCTGCAACTCAACCCATAGGAGTTACCATGAAGCGAAAGATTGAATTGACAGTGGATGAGGCCCTGATGATCAAGACCGCGCTATTCAACGATGCAGAGTGGGATTTCGCGGAAGAGTTCGAGAACCGTTTTCTTGCCGCCGATCCAGCCAACGAGGGCGCGGAAGTTGCGATCCTGAGTGTTAATCCCGATGCTCTATAAATTGGAATTCGCCGGGATTGTGCTGGGAACCTTGGCGCTCGTGGCATGGATAGTGGTCTGCATACACCACATTTACCACCAACTATTTTAGTGCCCGTATTTCTCATAGGCAGCAACTCCACCGCCAACTACCGGCGCAGAAACTGCCGTGCGGAGCGCCCACTTTTTCAAATTCTGTGTGGCGGCCTGATCGTTAATGAATTTCTCCACTTTCGCAACGTCAGAGAATCGTGCGCCGCGATCAGACATCTTGCTGAAGTCATCGCGTAGCGCGCCCCAATTTGTTTTGGCTCCCACCTTGGTTGTGGTGGTGTGGTCCGCGATCAATTGACGCAACGCCTGCGTCTCTGTCGGCGGCATCTGCGCCGTCAATTCCGCCGTGGCACGGGCAGAAGAAAGCGCCTTCATGGCTTCGGTGGCTTGCTGTTCGCCGCCTAGCGCCTGCTGAAGTCGTCCGCTATCGTACTGGGCCTGCCATCGGTTCTCCAGCGCACTCAGGTTCGTTATCCGCTCTCCGGCATTCGCAGTGGTGTCGCCTGCAATCTTGTTCGCCATGCGTACATCGTGCGCAATATCCAGCGTCGCATTACCAGCGGTGAATTTCGCTTTGGCTGTATCTGCCACGTCTTTCGGCATACCTTTCGCCACGGCGTCGTCAAACAATTGATCTAATTTCATTTGAGCGCGCGTGACATTCGTATCAAGAGTGTCCGCGTCAAAGCCTGTTTTGCCTGCATTCATCGTACGCTCGACCTGTGCGTTTTTTAATTCTTTGGCGACATTTGTAAATTTCCCATCGGTGTATTTATCCAAAACCGCATAGTCGCTCTTTGCCGAATTGATGAGAGCGTTTCCATTATTCTGCAGAAGATCGCGAGATGCCGTCCCAGCCTTCGGAGCCGGTAAACCATGCGTCGTCGAATGCTGTTGGGTAATATCCTGAAGCGTCTGATCAACATTGCGTTGAGTAGCCGCCTGCGCCTCTGTCTTAGCCGCCGCGTTTGCTTCCGCAGCCGCCTGTTCCGTCACGCCCTGTGTTCCTGCGGGCAAGCCTGCTTTCGCTACCGCCTCGTCTATGGCGGGCTCGATCTTGCTGGCATTGCGATACGGGTTGACGTTCAGCTTCGAGGCTTTCGCTACGCGCGCCGCGTCAACGCCGCCTTCAATTGCGCCAGTCGCGCCGCCCAGCAGTGCCCCAGTAGTCGCGCCTTTTGTTACATTCCCTTCCTGCGCGCCCTTCACAGCACCTTCAACACCTCCAACAACCGCACCCTTGCCACCTTTCGTGATCATATTCGCAAGCCATGGATGGCGTGTTGCCAAATCCAACGCTTCGGCAACCGCCGGGTATTTTTTCGCAAGCGCAACTAGTTTTACGCCTTTCGACAAACCCTCCATCAATTCATCGCCCGTTGCAAATTCCGCAATCCCTTCCAACCCCTTGCCTGCCGCTTCCGCCGTGCCGTGGGTCGTGTCGACTTTATCGAGCGCAGAAATTCCCTGCGATGGCGCAAGGGTTTCACCGACAACCGGAATTTTATTGATCAGATGAGAGACGCCAGAAACTGTGTCTCCCATACCTTTAGCAAACCCTGTCGCAACATGCGCGCCGGTTTCTCCAATCGCATTCGCGCCCCGTTCCAGCCATGATTGATCTGGAGGTGGCGTTGTGGTTGTGGTATCTGCGATAGGCTGAGCGATTGAAGCGTACGGATCGGCAGAGTCTCCTGCCGATGGTGCAGTCGGAGCCGCTACAGGAGCCGCAGCCGGAATCGGAGTGGCGATGCTCGCGTACGGATCAGCAGCCGCTGATGTTTGAGGCGGCATTTTATTCTCCTACCTGATATCCGTGAGCCTGAATATGTGCTCGAATTTCCGCGTCAGTCTTGCCCTTATTAATGGGGAGCGCACGCGCCGCAGCTAAACTCACCGCTTTGCCGCTGGGAGCCTTTGTCTGCGGGGCTCGCTGTGTTCCCGCCACACCCGGAGTTTCTTGCAACGTAGACGGATCAGGAAAGCGTTCTTTCATGTACGGGTTGATACCAATGCGGCCATTTCGCTGCGACTCCACGACTGCCCGAAGACGGTTGATTGATGCCGCCTGCCCTGCGGGAGATAGATCAGCCTTCATGATATTCAAAACATCTTGGCGCGATTTATCGGAACCTGCGCCTGTGCCAGAGATAACTTTCGCCAGATCGTCGGCGACACCCAACTGCGCCGCATAAGCGTCCGCAATCGGGCCACTACCCAATGCGGCCTTGCGCAGATTTTCAAGATCGTTGATTGCAGGGATCGCAGTATTCCCCAAATTTTTATATGCCTGCTGCAATTGATCCAGCGAACCACCCTTGACCAATAGAGAATCCGTGTTTCCAAAGAAGCGAGTATTTTCAGCACTCCCTGCTTGATCAGCTTCGCGATCTGCAATGGCTGGTTTGTAATTTGGATCGATTTTCTGAGCCGCTGCAACAGCAGTCTCGATATCTTCCGGCCTTGTAAATCGGGTTTTCAATTCGGCGAGAGTCAAAGTTCGATCTGCCAGCATACGTCCTGCTAATTTCGGATCGCCCGCATTCGCAATCTGCACCAAACGGGCTTCCCTCGCTTTGAGATTTGCCGCATTATTTTGAGCCACTGCCGCCTGCGGCAGCAATGCGCGCAGACGCAACACATCTTCCCGGCTCGTAGTAGGATCATCAATCTTCGCCTGAATTGCGGCCTGTGCCCCGGGATTAGCCAGTGCTTCCGCCGTCGACAACTTCGAGATCGGGCTGTTCGCCAAAGCCGCTTCCTGCTTTGTGCGTGACTCTGTGCCCGCGTCCAATGCCGCCATTCTGTTCTTCGCGCCATTCGCCGCTGCAGCCAACTGCATCGGTGATGCGGTCGGATCAGTCAACGTCTGCGCGTATTGTTTAATCTGCGGATCGTTCGGATACGCAGATGCCGCCGAATCCACGGAATTCTGCCAAACCGCTTTCGCTTGCGGAGGAATTACTGGTGCCGCACCCGCTACCGGAGCACCCGGCGCTTGTACAGGCGCAGCCGGAGCCGCACCTGCAGGAGTTCCTGCCGGAGTTGTCCCGGGAGCCGCTGGAGCCCCACCCTGATCTGCCGGAGCCGCACTACCACCTGCCGCATCCAATTGTGAAAGCGTCTTCTGATAGGCCCCGATGTCACCGGTTGCCGTAAAATCCTGAAGCGCCTTCGTTCGAATATCCTGTGCCTGCCCAATCGTACCCTGTTCCGCGTTCACTCGTTCGAAATGTGTTTTCGCCTGTTCGTCATGAAACGATCCCTGCATCTGGCGGACACGAAAATTCGCCTCGTTGGTTTGCGCGCTGGTCAACTGGTTCTGCAGTTGCTGACTCTTTAGCGCCTGCGCAGCTTGCGCGGCCTGTTGTTTTCCCTGTTCTTGCTTCTGATAAAATTCCTGAACCTCTGGCGCGCCGCCCTCTCGACCATGTGTTCCCAGAGATGTTCCGGCAGCAGAAAGGCCCACAGACAAACCCTGTATCATTGCCAGCAGTTTTGAATGGCCGCCCACGTTGGCCGGGGCAGCGGCTGGTGCCGCAGCCGCAGCAGGAGCAGCGGCTGGTGCCGCAGCCGCAGCAGGAGCAGCGGCAGGAGTTCCTGTCGTATCCGCCGGAGCCGAAGCGGCAGCCGGAGCAGACGCCGGAGCGACTGCAGCGGCGGGTTGAGCCGCCGGGGTCGCCGGTGCCGCACTGGGTTGCGCTGCGGTAACGGGAGTAGATGTGGGTTGCGTTGTCGGGTCAGCCATGACTTATTGTCCTTGTGCCTGTTCTTCGCTTTGCGGGGCTGCTGGAGCCTCTGGAGCCGCCGCTTGACCTTCCGGGGCCTCCCCGCCTGCGGGAGCCTCACCTTGCCCTGATTCCTCTTGATCCTGCCCCTCTTGGGGAGCCTGCTGATCCGCCGATCCCCCGCCCGATTGCTGCGGGGCTGTCAATTTCGGATGGACTCGCCCGTGCTGCGCCTGCGAATGCCGCTTCGCAGCGGCCTGCGTCGGAGGAAGTGCGATTTGAATCAGCATCACGCCAAAATCAAATAGCGTCATCCCAGCCCCATTAAATTTCTTCAGCAATTTCAGTTGGCTGTTCGCCGTCACTAGCGAAGGGTCGTCGTCACCAATCAAAAACCCAATGTCATCAAAATATTTTTGGCATGCCGCGATGGCTGCTTTTGCATTCTCGTCGTTCTTGGGGATTGTGGTTGTCCGCAGCTTCTCGCTGGGATGCCCTACCGTATGTCCTTCGCCCGATCCGTAACCCTTACCTTCCGAATGATGCGCGGAGGTAAGCAAATTGTTTGTCATCCCACCGTGCTGCGCACCGATCTGGCCCACTGCGGAAATATGATCCGCCATGGACTGCCCGTCGATATAAGGGATCGTGAACGCGCGGCGCACACCCGATTCATCAAACAGCTTGATCAGCGCCTCGTTCAGTTTCGAATAATCGTTCTGCAATGATACTTTGTCGGGCATGGAAAAATCCTCAGTCTGTGTCTCCCGTAAAATACGGGTTGTTGTTCGTCGCGCCAGTGAACGTGCCGGGGGTGCTGCCCCCGCCGCTAAAATCCTTGCCTATGGCAGCACCTGCCATTCCAAGACTGCCGACCGCACCAATTACTCCGGCCACGTCTTGCCATCCTGCCTGCTGCGCCGCCAACGCGCCGCTACCTGCGCCCACCGAAGAGTTGGCCGCCGTTCCTGCGCCACCGATTGCTGTGCCGCCTTGACCGCCCAGTTCACTACCGACGCTGTTCAAGCCACCGATAGCGTTCCAAAAATTGTTTTGCTTCATGGCCTCGTTTTGCTGGCTCAACTGCGACAACTGCATGGCTTTGCTTTGAGCCGCGCCGGATTCAATTCCAGCCGCCATCTGTCCCGCAACCCCGCTGCCCACATCTGCCGCGCCATGTCCCGCCGAATATGCGGCTGCCGCACCCAGCGCCTGCTTGGCTGCCGTTGCGGTGTTCTCGTTAATGTTAGTCGTTGCGTCATGCAACTGGGCGGTCGTGTACCCCATCGGGTTTGCTGCAATCGCACTCAACCGGGCCTGCTGGTTTGCCAACAACTGCTGTTGCTCTGAGAACGTCGTCGAATAATCGCTATTCAACGTATTCGTCATCGCGGCTTGCGATTGCTGCAGTGCCTCGTCAGTTGCGCTAACTTCTCCACCAGAGCAACACATTTTACTTTACCTCACCCGCCATTACTTTGTTCAAATTCAATTTCAGAGTCTGCCGTTTTTCCAAATCGAAATCATGCTTCATGGCCCAGCGCGCCATCGGCAATTTTTCTTCGCTGAGCGTGACGATCTCGCGAATACCAAACTGGACCGCAAAACCGGCGATCCCGTCTGTTAGCCGCTGCATTCCTTCTGCGATGTCTCGCGAATCAGCATCGGGATTGAATCCCAGATGCGGCACCGCAAACTGCAAATAGACCGGCGCAAAAGTCTGGGCAACGCCATCCTTTGTTTCCACAAACCACAAAATGGTCGGATTGTTGGTCTTCAGCGCAGCCAACTTATCCGCATCGGGAATCTGTTGGTTTTCCCCGATCCATTTGCTAAACGCTGCAGCATCATCAGGCCCAGCTAACCTAAACTCCCACACGCTCATGGTTTGCCCCTTACTTATGACACGAGAAGTCTTAATTTACTGCAACCGAACTCGCGCCGACGGGCTTGACAAGACAGGAGTTTCTCCCCAATTCCCTACACTCGTGATCACTATCGTATGCGGAGCCGTGCTAACGGGCACAGTAAACGACAACGGGGATTTGGCTCCGCTCGCGACTTGCGCGGGCTGGCCCTTTCCCTTTTTCAAATAGACGTTGGCCCCGGCGAAATATTGATCTCCGCCCGGGTGATTGAACTGAACCGTAATGGTTTTTTGTCCGTTCACCGCTGGCTTCGTCACCACCCGCACAGTGTTGACTGGCTTCGGGGTCGTGCGCGGCGAGACGCGCGATTGGTTCGGTTGCGTGGTCGGGCGCACGCTGGTACTCAGCGGCTTCGCCGATCCTTTGGTCTGCTGAATCTGGTTCGACTTGTGTTGATCGACCGGCCACAAAATCGGCGTACTGGGAACCTTGCCCGGATGCGGCGTGACGATTGTGTCCTGTTGATTCATTGTTTATGCCTTTCTAGCGCGATACCAATCCCGCGACTGAATTCGACTGCAGGTTAAACAAAATCTTTTCCCGTACTGCTCTGTGATCGGGTGTCCGTATTTACACAACGATTTAATGTTCCCCCGATAATGTGTGTTGCCAAGCATGATGACACTCATTTTTTCGCTGATTTGTTTTCGCCGCTCCGCCTCCGCCGCTGGATCACGATTCGCAATCGCAGCCCGAAGTTTTGCGCGATGTTCAGGTGTAAACTCCCCCGCAAACCCCTCTCCGCCTGCACAAATGTTGTACCCAACTTCAGGGTGTTGCGTATTCAATGCCCGAATAAAATGTTTTTCTAGCGCATCAACTTCCGCCCGCGTCTCAATCCCAGAAACCAAAGAATGAATGCTCCACGTCTCGCGTGAGTGTCGTCGCATCGCCGCATATAAATGCGACCGCCGTTTCACATTGTTATGTGCCTCGTACCACTTCTGCTGCAGGTAGTGGCGCAAGTCATCCCGCTTATGCTGCCCGATATAAATCTTCTGCGTCTCACTGCAAACAATCACATAGACAAACATGGCGATCTCCTATGCCGATACTATAGCATAGAAAGTCGTAAAATGTAAGCCATCAAGTTTCTTGACTCTCCATAAATGCGAGCGCCTTGATCGTGTTCGGCGCATTTTCCGGGTTGAACAGAATTCGCACTTGCAAATGGTGCATCAGTTGGCTGGCGAGCGTCGAGTTCATCATGTTCACTGGCCAGCGCAAAGCGAGAAGAGATTGCGACGGGATGTTCTGCCCGACCGGCGGCTCTTGAGTCACATCAGGTAATTGAATAAATCCAATTCCCTTCGTATCCGAAATTTCATTGGGCATCACCCAAACTTCTGGATATGATGAGCCGCCGTTGTCCTGCGTGCCAAGATTTCCAACCGCATCGAAATATCCAACGATGTGCTGCAGAGACATCAACCGTGCCCCCGGCTGAGTCAGCGTTATGCTACCCAACACAATGTCGCAGTCCGTGTACGGCGTGCCGTTGTTCAGGCCGAAGCCGCCGCAATCGCCCCATGAGTTGATATCGCGCGCATAAAGATAGTTGCCCGGATTCTGATATGTGATCGTCACCTGCACTTCGGATATGAACATCTCCGGTGTGCTGGCTGCAGTGTATTTTGCGGTAATATCAAAACTCAAAGCGCCGTTCACCAAATTCGTCGGAATCATCCATGCAGGCATGTTCCATGTGTCCGTGGCGCTACCAAAAACCACCGTAGTATTCGAAGTCCCAAAAGACCCCGTGTGCGTCGTGGCCCCAGCAACCGCGTTTGTTGGGGCGATAGTGAAAGAAAGATCACCTAGAATCTCAGATTGCTTTCCGGTGATCGCAACTTGAATACCTTGCACAACTGCGGTCGACGGTAGTGTCGAGAGTGCGTAGGCAGCAGCGCGCAAAATCTGCGAAGCGGCAGCAGCGCCAGCGAATGTCACTGTCGCATAACTTGTCGGGCTCCCCGCCGTAATGTTGCCGGGGTTGAGCCACGCGATGCCAGTGCCCGTCACCGAAACTCCAGAACCGGGGTTGAGCGCCGCTGTTGCGCCCGTCACACCACCAGTCGGCGATGCCGTCATCAAGCTGTAAATTCCAACTGAAGTCTCCACCGAATTCAACGCACCCGCACCAAAAATCGGATACGCCGGAACACTCCATGCCCCGATGTTTGTCCCGTACCGCACGATCTGATCCACACCGTTGCTGACGAAGACTCCGACATCGAGTCCATTACGGTGCATCGTGACGTACGTCTTCGCCGGGGTGAAATTCTCCGACAAATAATCCGCGATGTGTTCGCCGATCTCCTGCCGCTCTCGCCCAGACAATTCCGTGTAGTACGCCTGTGTGGTGAACTGGCCCAGCATGGAGCCATCTTTGAACACCGCGTTCGGATTCGCAATACCAAAATTGGTCAAGAAATCATCGGGATAGAAACTGATCGTTTCTGGTCCACCCAAAATCACGTTGACGCGGTCGGCCAAGTAAACAATCAGCCCGGCTCCGCTTTGCATCGGCTCCAACCCAATCACCGGCCCTGCGAATTGGAATCGATTTCCCGGGGGCCATGATTCTTCAGGGATGCCGTTTGTGCAATCCGGTCCCGCATCGAAATAAACATAGTTGCCCACCACCAACCAGATACGCCCATTCCAGTACGCAGAGATCGTACCCACGGTTGTGGTGATCGTCGAGCCCGGGCCGCCCGGAGGGGGATCATTCTGATCGTCCAGTGCCGCTTCCAAATCTACATCGAGATCGGCATCGGGCACGAAATCATCAAAGGTCCACGGCAGGAATGCGCCGGGATTCGTCACAGCGCCGTCGAACAAATACTGACCGCCGCCATCCGACGTGCGATAAATCTCCACCGCGTTGAATGTGGCTGTGCCGGAATCCGCCGTGAAAACAGAGTTCGCGGTCTCAAAGAAAATTTGAAACTGGGTGTTCTGCGTGCCGACTAATTGGTCGACAGAGATCACCTGAAATTGTTGATCGTTGAGATACGTCGCGGTCGTCAATCCCGCGATGGTGACCCAAATCCCCGGCTGAAAATTATTGCTGGCGATCAGCGTCACGAGGTTGTCTGTCACGGATAACCCGGTAATGTTCGCCACGGAATTACAGAGCGGAGAGCCCGTTCCTGTCCCCGTCACCGTTGATATCAGCGGGAGAGCCTGCCCAGCGTCAGCGACTAGCCCACCTGTATCTGCGTGAGTGAATGTCGCGGTCCAACTTCCGTTCAAAAGCACGTCGCCCGTATCGGCGGTCGGCCCATAGTTCGTGTGCGTGAAATTCGCTTCGAACTGCGTACCAGATAAACCACCGGACAACACGGTGACGGTCACACCATTCAAGAACGTCGCGGTGCCGACGCTACTGAACGTCACCTGCTGGCCTGCCACAAGATTGTTGATTGCTTGAATTGTAAGAACATCTGCACTCACCGCAACCGAAGTCAGCGGGAAAATCTGCGAGTCGGTCGCAGAGATAACCGTGAACACTTGCTCGTTCAAATACACGCCAGTCGTCAGCCCCTGCACCGTGAACACGTTCCCCGGAATGAAGTTGTTGCTTCCAAAGAAAGTCACCACGTCGCTGGTGATTGAATACCCAGAGATGCTTCCGTTCAACGGTCCCAGAATTGCACCTGTGTTGTTGCTGTACGGACTCGCGGTCGTCAAGTGCCCATAGATCGTGCGGAAAGCATAGACGTAGGCATATCCCGTGACTGCGAGTTGTGAACCTTGCCCGATGTTCGTCCATGTGTAGCTGCCGTCAACTGTCGTGCCGCCAATAGTGGTATTCCACACCGGCGCAATCGAACCTGTCTGCACTGGGTTGTTTGCGAGCGCCCAATAAGCGGTCGTCGTCACTGTGCTGCCAGATGTCACCGCCACACTGTAGTTCGCATTCGGCGCAATTCCCGTGTTGGAGTTGACAGTGGAAATCCAGAAATTTCCCCCGAATGTGACCACATTGCCCACTGCGTAAGTGGTGCCACTGGCCCACGGCTGAACAGGATTCGCAACTGCTGTTGCGAGTTGCAAAAATCCGTTCGTATCCAAAATCACGATGGGTGTCGGATAGTTCGTAAGGGGGTACCACACCGCCGCTGCACCATAGTTCGTCCACGCAAGACCACCATCGTTCACACTGGTGCCAAGATTCACCGGCCAGATCGGTTCCGTATTTCCTGAGTAGCCGGGACCAACACCCGAAGGCAATTTGTAATAGATCGTCACAATCGGAAGATTGGGACTACCTGCCCCAATAACGGCTGTGGCTGTTTGCGCAGATTTAAGTGCCACAGTCAAACCCGTGCTTCCTTCACTCCACTCTGGTGAGAATGTTCCAGTTACCCCCGGTGCTGCAAAAGCGGTCCCAATGGTCGTAATAAAACTGCCCGGAGTATCATTCACCACATTTTGCGTCGCATATGTATACGCGGCGGGTTGTGTGATGCCAGTACCGCCCTGCACCATAGAAAATAACAGGTCAGTCGCATTCGCCGTCGTCACGGTTCCGGTATTAAACGGAGATTGATTCGGAGCGGGCAAGGAATTATGTGTGCCCGTGACTTCGATAGGTGAGACTGAAACGATGCCGCTGAACTCATGGATATTGAGTGCCGTGAAAGAATTGAAGTGGAGATTATTGACCGATGCTGTGACCGTGTTAGGGCCGCCGGAGGCGACATGGCCCACAAAACAGAGCAGAGTCATTTCCCCATTTATCGATGTGGCGGCTAAAGTGTATGTGGTGCCCAGTGTGTCATGAATCGAGACGAATGATTGATTGAATCCTGCGTAACAAACCACCAGTGTATTGCCTGCTTGCACCGGATTGTTGAACGCGCAGAGGGTGGTCGATGCTTCTATATTATTTGCCGTGTTGCTCTGTATCAGATTGAAGTTCGTTGTGCTGAGCACATCGGCTGCAATGGCGAAACCAAACCCACCCGCACCATTTGTATTCGCCTGCGAAGGAGTCAAACCACCCCAGTTATCTGTCGGAGTTCCGTATGTGGTGCTCGTCAACGACAATGTGTTCCATGGCGTCGCAGAGGCGTGTTCTACACCGGCCACGGCTCCGCCAATTACCAGCTTCACAGATTCATCAACCGCAGTGCCACCCAAAATTTCTTTCGGAATGCTGATCACCACGCCTAAAATCGTTGCGCCTGATGGAACACCCAAATTACAATTTCCGAAAAACACATAGTCGGTATATCCCGGCGTCACCGACACGGTATTCGAAACTGTTCCGCCGGGACCAATCGTACCGGTCCAGCCTGATCCGGTGCTGCCCGCGAGTGCGAGGTTGTAAAATGCCGTTGGCGACTCAATGGCACCATTCGGAACAAGAATCGCAGAAACCGATTCCACGTTTCCGTTCGTATCTTGAATTGAATTTCCCAAACTGAAGTGCGTATCCGGTTGCCAAAATCCCAGCCCGGTCGACGTAGGGATTGTCGTCGGAGCCGCAAGCCCCCACACGCTTAAATTCGTGCCGTCGAATTTCATAAGATCGGCAGAAGCACCATCAGAAAGATAGGTCATGTTTCCAATGGTTGTGACATACCCCTGCGCAGTCGTCGTCTTATTCAAAACGGTTGTAAGACTGGTCGAAGAGAACAGCGCGATCCGACGAGTCGTGTCCACCCACGGCAACACAGTGCCGTTCAAATTTCGAGAAGAGTAGTATTGATTGACGACTTCCCCATCGGGCAAAGCAATAGGACAGAAGATCGAGTACCCGGCCCGGCGCGTCCACTCGTATAGATCGGTGTCTTCCATGTTGTGCCCGTCAATCACGGGGTCATGGAACGAAATGACGTTTACGCCCACACCTTTGAAGGGTGCGAATAGCTGCGACCTGTGGGTGTAGAAGCCCGATAAAAAAAATTCAATGGCGAGCGCAGGGTCTTGTTGACTGATTTTACGAGCCATATGTTTGATCCTGTTTTTGATGCGAAGCAGACATCTTTGCTCGTGTTTCAGGAGATAGTTTTCTCCCTCTCATTCGAGCGGCGCAAGTTCATATATTTGAAGAGGGAAGAACCCTCTACTTATGGTTTGAGAAGTCTTGTTTCCGCAGATATGTGAGCGCGAGAGATGCCATCACAAGAAGAGACGCCGATCCGGCCACGTCGCAGAGTGAGCGCCATTGCTCAATCCCGGGAGGGTTCGTCAAAAAATACATCGTATGTTCCATAGTCAGGACTGCCCCAGCCATGGTAAATACTACCAAAAAGAATTTGCCGATTTTATTCATCTCAACTCCGGACGCTTTAATACGTCAGTTGGTATCCCCACAAATATGCGCTGCCTGCGACGGTTCCTGCCGAAAGAATTAAAGAGTCTCCCGCATTCAGTGTAAAAGGGCCGGGAGCCGTTATGGTTGTGGCCACCGTAGTTGCACCAACTGACGAAGAACTCGATGTAAATGTGGCCGCAATGACTATGTTTGACCCACCGTTCGGTGTGATGGTGAGAGTGTTTCCTGTAATGCTCGACCCTGATTTATTATATATAAACAAACTCTGAGCAGCAATCGTCCCTTGGTTTACAACTACTTGTGCAGTATTCAAAATAGTAATATGTTTCCCTGTAGGTGCGGTGGCAATGGTGTTGTTGCCGGTCACTAAAGCAGGAATAAAAATCTGCGATACCGGAGATGTGTTATCGAATTCTAAAATCGAGGTCCATATGTATCCAGCCCCGCTGGTCGCAACCACCCATGAAAGGGATTGTCCGGCCTCCAATATCATTGCAAAAGCATCTGTCGTTCCTGTATTGACACTTCCGGGCGTAGCCCCGCCCCCAGTCAGAGATTGTGATGGTTGAATCTGATAGTAGGTCCCGCTGATTTTCAAACACGCATACCACGAGCCTGTTGTGCCGGTGTTATTTGCAATCCATGTCCCATACCAAATTGCGCGACGATTCGCAGGCACCGTATAGACATCATTATTGCCCGCTGTCACAGCGAAAGATGAGCCGATTAGTTTAGGGTTCGGCACCACAATTCCGGCAATTACAAACGACCCGTTTGGAACATACCCCTGCGCCTGCACATATGCCGTTGTCGCTACATTAGTGCTATTGTCCGATGTGGCGGGTGTAGTGGCTGTTGCTGCCGCTATCGCCGGGGCCCCAGTCAATGCCGGTGACGCCGCTAGTACGATTGCTCCCGTACCAGTTGTCCCATTGGAAAGATTTGATGCCGCGATCTGCACACCCGCCACGTTATACTGTGCCGCGTTCATCGTGCCAGAAGCGTCGCCCGGCGTCCCATTCCCGACATCGACTATACCTGCAGAGGCGCGCGAAAGTCCAGTATCGGTACCGAATTCGATAGACGCCGCAGCAGGGAGTTGCAAAGCGATCACACCCGTCGATCCCGAATGCACTAGCGCCAACTTACTGGTTGGATTTGCTCCAGTCCCCAACACATCTTGGAAAGTCCACCCATCCGTCGCGGTCACCGTGCCTGTCCAGTACTGCCCAGAAATCAATTCCAGCGGCGATGATTGATTCGCGCCTGAAGTAGCGGCGGTCAAGTTTGAAATCTGTACAGCCTGCAGCGTGGAATTGCCGCCGAAGAAATTCGGAGTGGCAACTCCGTCAATATATAAACCCCATGCCGTTGTGATATCGGTCGCCGTATAGGGTCCGACATAAATTGCCTGAGCAACACCAATGGACCCTCCGGCATCAGTGTAACCGGGAATCCAAATCGCAGTTGCTTTACCGACTGTAGTTCCGGCCACATGCCCGGTATCAGCCACGATAGAACAGACCGATGAAACAGTCGTGTTGGTAAAAACCGCCGCCCGACAAGTTAAGGCCACGACTCCGAAATTTGTTCCGGTCAGATTGCCGCTTCCAATATGCGTAGCGAGAATATATGCTCCATTTATCCCGCTAGGAAAAATCGTGGAGTTATACCCCACCGTCGTGGAGTTATTAGAGATCGCGTCAACCAATAATCCTGTAATCCCGCCTGTTGAATCATTCGCAAAGTTATCTTGATTGATGACGCCTAACCCGATGTACGGACTCCCGGTCGCAGTCAATTGGTTCGCTACAGCAATCCGGTTAATTACCGTTGACGCGGAGATTCCCAAATTCACCGGAGGGAAACTTACATTTCCCAGTACAGAATCCAGCGCCCCGATATATGCCGTCCCAACTGCGCCGTTCGAAACCTGAAATGCAAAAGTGCTTGGGGTAAAGGTAAATGCGCTATTCGCCGCCAGCGCACCGCTCTCGTTATAAATGATATCGTTGCTGCTCCCCGGCACCAATCCAGAAATATCCGATGCGGTAATCGCCCGAAATGTCGGATCAGCCGCAGCACCCGATGTCGGCCCCGCCAAAAAAGTATTCGCGCTTTGTGTAAGCAGCGTAGGCCCAATATCGCCCGCACTCGTCACTGGGGTCGAAGGAGTTGTGGAAAAAATAGTGCCATCACCCACAAAAGCGACACTCGTAACAGTTCCGTCGCCACCCACCGGAATCGGGTAATAGATAATGTTCCCGCCCGCGACCATATATGGCGTCATGGCGCTGATGTTGACAGTGGAGTTGGCAGGTTCCGTGAACTGCCACCACATGGGATTCTTGTTTATGCGAGCGCCGTTCGCGTCATAGAACGTGACGAGATAGTAAGTACCCAGCCCATTCGAATTCTGCGGCTGCAATTCGGCGTTGCTATAAATCTGTGCGCCAGACTGAAGGTTTCCCGTGGAGTCAAATTGAAACAACACAGGCTCATTGGCCAACACAATGCCATACGGAGCCGCAATCACGGTTCCGTCGACATTCAACTGCAGAGTCATCGATCCATTCGGGACGATCAGACTCGCCGGAGTTTGTACATTGCCATTTATCAGAGTAATCACAAATCACCTTACTGAAACAGCGGATACCAATATTTCGTCCCGGCGATATCAAGTTCAAGCCACTTAACCGCCGTAAGAGAAGCAGGACCCGTACCTGTGTTTTGCGCCGGAGCCTGCATATTTGTAGCAGACCCATTTCCAATCCCAGCGGTCGTTCCAAAACTCAACTGCCCTGTAGTTCCAGTTGGTGTTGCTCCGCTCAACATAAGAGGCGCGTTGATGATCACTGCCGCCGCTCCTGCGTTCACATCACCCAATTGAATCGTGATCGGGTTCAAGCCAGTACCATCAACAATTGCGCCAATCTCCAAGCCATGAACGCCGGTGCTACCGATATTCAATATGCGCAAATACGCCGCATCTTCGGCATCGCCTTTGCAATTCAATGTGATCGCAGGCCCGCCCGGCAATGCCTCGAAACCTGCTTCAGTCGTATAGGCGGTCCCCTCAATAGAGAAAATAGCCGCCACGCCCAAGTTGGCCGCAAAACCCGCTTGGTTGATGAAACCCTCGTCCACCGCACCCGTGGCCACATGAGTTTCGGATACCGCTGACGCATTGTAGAGCGTCATTGACGTAGTGTTGGCACTCGCCAAAATGAAATACCCGTTATTGCTTGTGTGTGTCACAAAACCTGCCACCGTAACTCGCATGCCTGCCGTCAGCCCCGATCCTGCAGGAATAGTGGCCTGATAAACCGCCGTCGATCCCACAGAAGTAGCCACCGACGTGATGGGGTATGTGATGCCTGATCCATCTTGGGCAAACGCAGCAGCAACTTGCGAAGCGACAATCGTGGCTCCGACAGTTAGATTCCCACTGATTGTTGCATTCGCGTTCGTGATAGCCACCTCATTTGCAGTACTGCCCGAACCGGAGTGCGTAAACGCGAGTACAGATGCGCCGTTTGTGCCGTTCGCAATCCCTACTTCTATCGACCAATCATCCACTGCGCTGGCCGATCCATTCCAGTAGGTACCTGCCAGAACAAGAATGGGAGAATTTTGACTCGCTCCGCTGGTCGAGGCAGTAGTGTTTGCCCACTCCCATGTAACAGCAGACGTGTGATTAAATGTGGTCCCAAAAGTGGAGTTCGCTAAAGTCAAAACCCCGGTTGCATTTGCAATGCTATTCCACGGCACAGTGACGGACGGAATATCCGCTGCGACAAGCGCGCGGAATGTCGGAGCCGCTGCTGCACCGGTTGTCGGCCCTGCAAGAATTGTATTCGCGTTCTGCGTCAACAGAGTCGCGATGAGATCACCCGACGTTGTCACAGGCGTCGAAGGAGTTGCGGACAAGACAGTTCCGTCGCCGACGAACGCGACGCTGGTCACCGTACCTGTGCCGCCAAAATCTGTTGGATAGAATATGATATTGCCTCCCACCGTCGATATCGGGGTCACCTTACTGATATCGACTGTCGCCCCACTAGATTCGGGAAACTGCCACCACATCGGAACTTTGTTGATCCGCGCACCGTTCGCGTCATAGAACGTGACGAGATAGTAGGTGCCCAGCCCCACGCTGTTTTGCGGATTCAATTCCGCGTTGCTATAAATCTGGGCCGCCGCGCCCGTATTCGGTTGAATCTGTCCAGCGGCATTGAACTGAAAGACTACTTCAATCGAACCCGACACAAAACCGTACGGAGCGGCAATGACCGTCGCGTCGACGTTCAGTTGAAATCCCACGGCACCGTCAGCAACAATCAAGCCGTTCGGGCCTTGTGGATACC